GCGGTCGCTAGCGCGGTCGGAAGCGCGGTCCGCAGCGCGGTCCGAAGCGCGGTCCGAAGCGCGGTCGGAAGCGCGGTCGGAAGCGCGGTCGATAGCGCGGTCGGAAGCGCGGTCGGAAGCGCGGTCGATAGCGCGGTCCGAAGCGCGGTCCGAAGCGCGGTCCGAAGCGCGGTCGGAAGCGCGGTCGGAAGCGCGGTCGATAGCGCGGTCCGAAGCGCGGTCCGAAGCGCGGTCGGAAGCGCGGTCGGAAGCGCGGTCCGAAGCGCGGTCGGAAGCGCGGTCGATCCTCATGCGCGCTTCCTCCTGGAATGTGCACGTCAAGGTGCCTATTACGAGTGGGGCGGCAATATGTGGCCCGCCTGGGCGGCGTGGATGACGTTCTTCACGGACGTCTGTGGCCTTGAGATCGAAGCCGCGGACGCGCTCGCGGCATATGAAGTCGCCCACTCGCGCGGCGGTTTCTACTCGCTCAATGTTGATTATGCGATGGTCGCCGACCGCCCTCGCCTACTCAAGCGCAATGCCGCTGGCCGTCTGCACGCCGATGTCGGGCCAGCGATCGAGTATCGCGACGGCTGGAACCTTTATTTCTGGCACGGCATGCAGATCCCGCGATCGCATGAGTGGATTATTTCCGAGCGCTCGAAACTGAGCCCGAACAAAATCGAGGCCGAGCCGAACGCCGAGTTGCGCCGCGTGATGCTCGAAGTGTTCGGCTTCGAGGCTTATTTGTCCGCCCGCAAGGCCAAAGTGATTGCGGCCGACGAGTTGCATGGCCAGCTGCGCCGGTTACTCGAGATCGACGTGGCCGGCGACAAGCTGCGCATCATCGAGGTCGACAACGGCTCGCTCGAGCCGGACGGCACGCGGCGGAAATTTCACCTTGGCGCCGCCCGCCGCGACGGAAGGCCGCCCAAGACGCCCGCCGAGGCTATCGCCAACAGCTACGGCATCGCGCCGGAACACTACCGCGAGGCAGTGCGGACATGATCCTGTCGACGCGCCGGTCCCCATGCGCGGCCTGCAGGGTTTTTTGGAACTTCAACGAGAGGAGCGCGGCATGAGTGAAGTCAAATTCGAAGGCTGGGCGATCGTCGAGCTGATGGGCCACCGCCAGCGCGGCGGGTATGTCAAAGACGTCGAAATGTTCGGCGGCAAGCTGCTGCGCGTCGACATTCCGGTCGACGACAAAGTAACCGTCACCGAGTTCTATGGCTGCTCGGCCTTGTACGCGCTGCGCCCCTGCAGCGAGGAGATCGTCAGGGATCACGTCAAGCGCGCCTATGACGGCGATCCGCGGCCGGTGCGGCAGATCGAATACCGGCCGGACGATGAGCAGGAGGCCGCGGCATAGTCATGCCTTACCCCACCCCCATCGAATGGACCGACGCCACCTGGAACCCGGTCGGCGGTTGCTCGGTCAAGTCGCCGGGCTGCAAACCATGCTATGCGATGCAGCTCGCCGGCACGCGCCTGCACAAGCATCCGCTCTATGCCGGCACGACGACGCGCGAGAACGGAAGGCCGGTGTTCAACGGCACAATGACCGTCGCGCCCGACGATCATCCGGTATGGACCTGGCCGCTGAGCTGGCGCGGCGCCCGAGAGCCCAAACTCGGCGCCGGCCGGCCGTCCCTTATTTTTGTCGGCGACATGGCCGACCTGTATCACGAGAAGCGCGATCCTGCCGTGATCGACCGAACTGTTGGCACGATCAGCCAGTCGAAACATATCGGCCAACTTCTAACCAAGCGCCCCGCCGGCATGGCAAAGTACTTCTATCGGTTGCGCGAGCGGCGCTACCGCGGTGACGTCGACTGCGCAATCCGCGGCGATCTAAGATATCACCTTTGGCTCGGCGTCTCGGCCGAGCGGCAGCGCGAGTTCGACGCGCGCTGGCCGCACCTGAGAAGCCTCGCCGACATGGGCTTCACCGTGTTCGTCTCCTACGAGCCGGCGCTCGGTCCGCTCAAACTGCCGAAGGATTTTCTGGCCCTGGGCATGCGCGCCTGGCTGATCGCCGGCGGCGTCAGCGGCCGCTGGCCCTGGGCGCCGGACCCGGACTGGTTTCGCAGCGTTCGCGACCAGTGCGCGCCCGCCGACGTGCCGTTCTTTTTCAAGCAATGGGGCAAATGGCGGCCGGCGCCCGAGATCGTCGACGCCAAGGGACCCAGCTTCAAGCACTTCCGATCGGGCTGGATGCAGAATTACGGCCACGAGGAGATCGGCCGAAAGCTCGACGATGTCGAACACAACGCGTTTCCGCGCGCGGCATGAGATCAAGAACCGCCTACGAAACAGCGGCTTAGTCCATTTTATTAAACTTTTAACCCAAGCCCCGCATTCTGCCGCCAGCCCGTGAGGAATCGCGGGCGCGTCGGAGTTTGTCATGGCCACCGCAGCCCTCGCCACCACCCGCAAGGCCAAGCCGTCGGCCAAGATGCTCGCCGACCGCCGCGCCACCGCCGAGAAGCGGCTCGCGCTCGAGATCAAGCTCGCCAAGCCCTACGCCGAGATCGCCGAGCTCGACGCCAGGCTCAAGCAGATCGCCACCGACACCGACAGCTTCAAGGAGAATTTCGGCAAGCGCGGCTATGTCAGCGCCGCCGGCGCGGTGGCGGCCGAGTTCAAGGGCAAGGTGCCGCAGCTGGTCAATGAAAAATGGCTGGCGCTGCCGAAGGCCGAGCGCGACAAGCTGGTCAAGTCCGGCCTGGTCACCATCATCAATCAATACGGCAAGGCCAGCAACGGCCGCGTCACCGTCAAGGTGCTGTCATGATCGTCCCGAGCAACGGCCGCATCGTTCTCTTTCACCCTGGCGAATTTTTCCAGGGCCGCCAGTACGACAAGGCCCAGCCGCTCGGCGCCATGATCGTGCATGTGTTCGACGCCCGCACCGTCAACCTCACCGTCATGGACAGCACCGGCCATCCCTGCGCGGCGCAACGGGTGCCGCTGCTGCAGGACGATGACACACCGCCGGCCGACGGTCCCTATGCCGAGTGGATGGCCTACCAGAAGGGCCAGGCCGCCAAGACCGAGGCGCTCGAGCAAAAGCTGGCGGGCAGTTGATGGCCGCGCCCAAGCGCAAAACCCGCGCGCAGCTCGAGGCCGATCTCGCCGACACGGCCGCCTGCCTCACGACCATGCGCGAGGAACGCAACGCGGCGGCCTACCATGCCGAGGAGCTGCGCAAGAAACTCGACGAGGTCAAGGAACGCCTCGCCTTCGCCGAGCGCGAAAACCAGCGCATGCGCGGCTATCTCGAGCGCGTCCAGGAAGACGACGTCGTGCGCGAGGAGCTGATCGCCACCGGCGAGCCCGACGGCGGGCAGCGCCTGGTCCCAAAACGCAAGCCGACGATTTTCGCGCCGCAGATGTGCACCAGCGCGCCGGAAGATGCCCATGGCATCATCAATCGAGCGGCGGAATGGAGCGGCCGCAGCAATCCGCGGCCGAGGCCGAAGCCGCGCGATTGGGTCACGTACTGATGGCCCGCTATCGGAAAAAACCGGTTGTCATCGAAGCCGTACGCTGGCGCGGCTACAACTCCAATCTCGGCGTCACTACCGAAGCACCGGATCAGCCGACCGAAATCACGCATGAGAACATGCATGGCATCGAGTGGGAGCCGCTGCCGGATTGGATGCCAAAGCCGCTGCCTGAATGCAGATGGGGCAGCAACAGCAGATTGCCCGCCCAGCCCGGCGAGATCCTTCGCGACGGCGATTTTATCTATATAGGCACGCTCGAGGGCGAGATGTGCGCCGCGCCCGGCGACTGGATCATTCGCGGAGTCGCCGGCGAAATCTACCCGTGCAAACCCGAAATTTTTGCCACCACTTATGAGAGGGCCGAATGAGCCTGCAGTCCAGCGATAAGGAAGCGGCCGCCCACGCTGTCGCCCCACGAGTCACCCTCGCCGATATCGAAGCCGCGATCGCCGCGCGCTACGACACCACCGCCGACCGTGCGGTCGCCGGCTTGACGTCGACCACCATCGCCGAAAGCGCGCCCCGCGCCAACCTCTGGCTATTGTCGATCTGCATCCTGGTGATGAAAAACGGCTTTGTCGTCGTCGGCACCAGCGCGCCGGCATCGCCGGACAACTTCAATGCCGAGTTAGGCCGCAATCTCGCCTACGAACACGCCGTCCGCCAGCTCTGGCCGCTGATGGGCTTCGCGTTGCGCGACAAACTCGCTTATCCGCCGGTCGTTTATCCGCCGCAAGAAACTGGCGGCGATGCGGCTGCCGGCACCTGAAAACCACCGTCGAGATCCTGGCCGGCCGCCATCGCGGCAAGGTCGGCTGGATCCACGGCGAGCTCGGCAATCTCAATCCCGGCCAGACCAAGGCCTGGGTGCGCCTGGGCAGGAGCTATTCGGCCGTGCCGATCGCTAGACTAGGCGCGCCCAATCGCCGCGCAGCCAGCGAGGAGCAGCTAACGCTGGATTTTCGCGAGGTTCCAGCACAACACCGCCGACGCGCGTCAAATGTAGGTCTACCTGGTTCAGCCAGCCGCGAGAAATGTTGACGATGCAGCCGGCGTCTGCCCCATCGTCAAACCGATTGGCCACCTTGAGCGCGGCCGGCTCGTCGGTCTCGAGCGCGATCTTCTGCGCCAGCATGACGTCGCCGGCGACCAGCGGACCTTCCGGCAGGAAGCACCAGCCGCAGACCTTGGCGCCATCGGCCCCGAGCTCATCGATGTTCATCTGGCGGCCGTACCGGATCCGATAGCGCTTGCCGCTGTGCGAGCCGATGACCTCGAAGCTTTGCGATTTTTCGTATTGCGCCAGCTGCGCGGGCGACAGCCAGTCGCGCAGCAGCTTGAGCCCGCGCGCGTTGGCTTCCGGCGTGCCAGCCTCGTTGACGACACCGCCCATCAAGGCCCGGACCATTTCCCAGTGCGCGTCGCTATACAGCTGCGCCATCGTTTCTTCGCGGGCAACCTCGGCCCAAACGAGGTGATCCCGCCGAACGTGGATCTCGCCTTCGGCCAGGTGGTTATAGAGATTGAAGATCTCGCGTTCGGACCGCGCAACAAAGTCGCCGTCCGTCATGTACGGGGCCGCCCGTCCAAAACACTCCCGCGGAAGGTCGATGTTGAACGGCGGGCCGCCAGTGAACATCAAGCTGACAATCACCGCGCCGCGATCGAGGTCGGATCGCAGGCGCACGCGTTCCAGCGGCAAGGGCCGCCGGCCGGTCTCCTCCAACAGACGACTGATTTCCCGCTCGACGATGTCGCGCGGATGCCGCGCGACCCACATATCAGCCGCCCTGCAGCCGCGGAAAAAACAGCACTTCCTCGGCATCCGGATTGAAGGCCCGCACCACTTGCGTCTTGCCGGGCCCGACGCGCTCGGCCGCCGTGAAGCCCAGGCCAGTCAGTTCCTTGAATCGCGCCTCGGCCGCGGCGATCTCTTCGACGTCGCCGGCCTTGAACTCGTGGCGGGTGTCGCCGGTGTGATCCATGACGATCTGTGTCGGCATAAGCGTACCTCCTCGGTGAAGTTGTAGCAGCTTAGCCGATTTGCCTAACAAACGAAAAAAGCCCGCCGCCGGCGCGAGGCCGACGGCGGGTTGCAGGTGCAGACAGCCCGGCGTGTGGACCGGGCCTCGATCGGCGGACATTGCCGCCGAAAGCCTAGCGGCGCAGCTCGACCTCGCGCATGCGCCGGCGCAGATCCGCGATCTCGCTGCGCGCGTCGTCGGTTTTGACCTCGACGGCCGCCAGCGTTTTCTTGATCTCGCCGACACCGTCGGAAACCTTGTCGATTTTAGCCGAGATCGCGGTCTGCCCCTGACCTTGAAAATAGAGTTGCGTCGTCGACGTCCCCCAGGCGACCGCCATCAGCAGCGCGGCGGCGATCACCGGCCAATAAGAGCGCGTGAATTCGCCGAGTTTTTCCACGTCACGTCTCCTCGCCGCCATAGAGCGTCCGCTCGGCCGCCTTGCAGGCGTTGCCGTCCTCGATCCGCTGGTTTGCCTCGTCGACCTTGGCCGCCCATTTGCCGGTCCGCACCCCGAGATCCTCAGCCGCCACCACCGCCGGATAGTCGACCTTGGCCTGGTCGCAGTTAGCGGACAGGTTTACAGCCGGGGGCTTTGTGTCCAACGATCGCGCACAGCCGCCGATCGTCGTCGCCAGTAGCAGCGCGGCAGCCGCGCGCCGCATCTTTAAGCTTGCCGGCCTTGGCCTGCCATTGCGCGATTTGTTCATTGGCCTGTGCCCTCTTTTCCGCCAGCTCGGCGAGCTGGCGCGTCCGCAGGCCCGCCGTCAGCTCGGCCGCCGCGAGATCCCGCTCGGCCGCCGCGAGCTTCATTTCGGTTTCGGCCAGCCGGCCGGCGGCGATGCAATCGGCCGCGCCCAGCGTCTTGCCATAGGCCGCCGCGCCGACGCTCGCGCCGGCGACGATCAGCGCCAAGCCGATGTAACGGAAATAAGCGAAGACATAGAGCCCGCCGGCGACCAGCGCGGCCGCCACGATATAATCGAGCGCGATGCCGAAGATCGGAAAGCCCAGCCCGATCAGATCCAGCATCAGCCGCCCTCCCAGAACTGCCGGTATTTGCCGCGCCGCAGCGTCAGCACGTTGCGGACATGGCCGCGGTTGATCGAAAACCACGACCGGCCGCCATAGCCCTTTTGGGGGCTGCGCGACTTGACCGAATGCGTCTCGATATGGCCGAACCAGCGCGTGACGTCGCAGCCGGCGGCGTTGGCGCACATGCGCCGGTCCTTGAGCAGGCCACCGAGCCCGCCGTTGTAGCTCGACAGCGTGAAGGCCCATTGCGCCGTCACGTCGGCCGCCGGCGGCACGCGCCGCCACAGCCCATGCGTCATCGCGACGATCGCGGCGAGCTGATAGCCGGGATCGTAGCGGTCGGCCCAGCGCCAGGTACGCAGCGAATGATGCGCCTTGACCAATTCGTCGAACTTGTTGAAGCGCTCGGAGCCGTCGGCGTTAGTGGCGACCGTGATCTGACCGAAGCCGAAGCCGTATTCGCGGGCCGTCTTGAGCTCGGCGCGCGGGTTCCAGCAACGGCTATGTTTGAGCGAAATGCACGATTCCTGCTCGACCAGGCCGGCCAGCGTCCAGGGCTGCGGCGCACCCGGCCAGGCCGCGCGCTGCTTTTCGACCAGCACCGGCGCGTAGCGGCGCGCGCCAGGCGGCACGAAGGGACGCGGCGTGTCGACTTTCGCGACCGCCTTGGCGGGCGGAAAAACCGGCACGACGGCCGGCGGAACCGGAATCGCAACGGCGCGCGGCCGCGGCAAGGGTATGCGCGCGGCACGTATACCCGGCACTCGCGCGACTCGCCGGGGTCCCGGCAGTGGCGCCGCGGTCCCAGGGTGGGGTTTTGCGTCATGTGGAATGGCCGCCGACTTTTCCTGCATTGTGGGCGGACGCGACTGGCAGCCGGCCAGCAGCAGCGCCAGGCCGGCCAGGCCCAGCGCAACAAGCCTCACGCCTTGCCCCAAATGGCCAGCGACAGGATCAGCGCCGACATGAAGATCATGAGCCCGAGCACCACCAGGCCGGCGCCGACATTGCCGGCAAGCGCGGCCGTGACATGGGCGCCCAGGCGGATCTGCGGAAAGGTGTGCCGCGAGATGATGATGGCGAAGCCGCACAGCGCGCCGAAGAACACCACCCACTGCAGCAGCGTCTTGGCCATCACCGGGTCGATCAGCCAGACCACGCCGACGCAGGCCGCGATCAGCGCCCAGGCGGTCGGATCGGTGAACGGCGCGACGCGGGCGCGCAGCGCCAACAGGAAATCGACCATTGGACCCTCCAAAAATCGTGTCGACAGCCGCTACTTGCGACTAGGCAAGGTGCAACCAGAGCGGTAAGATCGTCTCATGCGGAAACGCTCAACCATCTGCGGGGCGCTGTGTGCGATCGCGGCGCTAGGCATTTATGCCGGCCTGACGGTACTCGCCGCCGGCACGCCACCGCGTTCGAACACAACCATCGTGATGGCCGGCGATTCGATCACTGCCCGCGCCGACTGGCAGGGCCTGACCGGATGCAGCTCGATCGAAAATATCGCGGCGCCAAACGCCACGGCCCGCGACCTGCTCGCGCTCGTCCCGGCCATTAAAGAGCGGCGTCCGGCCGCGGTGGTTGTCATGTCGGGTATCAATGATTTGTCGCTCGGCCGCGCGGCCGTCGCCACCGCCGACGACATCATCACCTTCGCGCGGGATTTGCGCGCCGACGGCATTGACGTCGTCATCTTGAAGACTTTGCCGGTAACGGCCAAGGCCGAGTTGACCGCCCATGTCCGCTCCGCCGTCGATCGCACCAACGCTATCCTGTCCAGTGCCCCCTCGTTCGTCGTCTCGACCGATTACCTGCTCGACGAAAGCGGCTTTTTCGATCGGGACTACGCCCTGGCGGACGGTCTGCACCCGTCGCCCGCCGGCTATGCCGCCTGGGCCATCGGTCTTCGGCCGGTCATAAGGCAATTTTGCCGGCAGGATTAGCGCTAGGCGCGCCCGCGGCGGTCTTTCCAGCCGAACGTTCGGATGCCGATCACCTGAGTGGCGTCGCTGCCGCGAACGCGGATTTGTCCGGAGCTGTTTGTCGGAATGCACAAGCTCGCGGCGCCGGCGGCGGCGTCCGGAATCGTGAAATTGGCAAGATCCGAGGCCGGCGTCTCGTCGGCGATCGCCAGCGCCGACAGCAGGAAGAACGTGTTGCCGACGCCGCCGTCGACGCCGTTGACGCAGATATCGGCCTCGACCTCCAGGCCGAGTGGCACGGATAATGTCTGCGTGACGGCGGTAATGACCCCGAGCGCCGCGCTGCGGTCGCTGATCTGCGCGACGACAAAGCGATCGTCGTATTGCTTGAACGGCTTGATCGCGTCCGACACCCGCAGAATTGAACCGAGACGGCGGATATAGGCATAGGCCGAGCCGCCGGTTTCCGCCTGCCAGGCCGCCAGCACCGCGGCGATCGCCGCGCTGCTGTCGGGATCGGTGCCGGCGACGCCGGGATAGGCGTAAAGATCCCCCGTCTCGCTCGCCGCCGTCCGCCCGGCGTATAGATGATAGGTGCCGTCGGCGATCGCCGCCGCCGAATGGCGCAGACCCGCGCCGCCGCCCGCCGCCCAATCGGCGTTGAGTTGCTTGTCGGCGATCGCCGGCATCACGATGTTCACGCTGTTGGTCTGATCGCGGCAGACGCCGGCCGCGACGTCGATGCCGTTGGTGGCGTTGCTGGTGTTGTTGCTCAGCGTGCAGCGCGCGATGTGGTCCAGCGGCAAGGCCGGCGACACCGCCGCGATCGTCGCGGCCACGCCGGCCGGCGTCGCGGCGCGCGTGGTATCGGTGCCGGCAATGGTCTCGGCGTCGGTCGCCAGCTCGACGACGCCGGCTAACGCGTCGGTCGCCGCCGGAACGTTGGCCTTGGCCTGGCCCGGAGTGTCAAAATCCCAGGTGACGGTGTCGGTGTCGGTGACGACGCGCTCGGCCGTCAGTGTGCTATTGGCGGTTTTGACCAGATAGTCGGCATTGCCCGGCGCGGCGTTGAGCAGGCTCTCAATATCGCTGAAAGTGAGATCGCTCGAATCGACGGTGATCGGGTCGGCGGTCGTGACGACGAATTCCATGTTGCCGTTGACCGTGCCGGAATGCACCCAGACGCGGGTGCCCTTGACGATGTCGTAGGCGCCGTCGAAATCGAGCGCCCGCGTCCAGTTGCCGGTCGATACGTCGTAGACGCCGTTTTGCGACGCCGTGGTCTGGTCCTTGACCAGGACGCGGTCGTTTTCGACGCAGGCGACGCCGTCGATGGTCTGTTCGCCGGAAAGCGTGATATTGGCCGTGGTCGCCGCCCGGCACGGGCTCTTGACGGCCCGCCCTTCGGCGACCGAATAGCGGCGATCGACAACTGTCATAGGGGCCTCTCAGGCAACCGGCGCGCTACAGGATGACGTAACCGCGTGCCGTCGGCCGGATCCGCTGTGGCGTGCGCGCCGAGGCGTAAAGTGAAAACTGAAAAGTCGGCGGCGGCGGCGTCCAGCTCGCGATAATTTCCGCCGTCACAACGGCGCGTCCTTGATGTGAAAATGCCGGCGGATCGACACCGACGCTGATGAGCCGCGGGGCGGCGACGCGCTGCGCATAAGGCTGCGTCCGCCCGACGAAGGCATAGGGCCAGGCGTTGACCGACCAGTCGCGATGATGCGCCGCCGCGATCAGCGCCTTCATGGCATGAGGTCCGCCGAGCGAGGTCGGCGGCGGCGCGACCGACTGGCCGGGAATGCCGGCGACGTTCTTGGTCGGCCCGAACGGCTGCCCGCGGCCGGGATAGGTGAAGGTCCAGGGATCCGGCTGCGCCGCGATCGCCATTTGCATCTTGAGCGCGACCGGTCCGCCGAGCGAGGTCGGCGGGTTATCGACGGCGACCGCGATCAGCGCCGGCGGCAGCACGCGCGCGGCGTGCGGCTGCGCGGCGCCGAGAAACGGCGGCGGCGGGTGATGAAAGATCGACATGCCGATCCGCCGCCGGCGTTCAGATGCCGTCGCGCGCCGACGGCTGCAGTTCGGTGTTCCAGACGACGATTTCCCGATCGTCGTCGAGCCGCACCACCGTCTTGCCGCGCGCGACGTCGAAGGCCTCGCCGTCCTCGATGGTGACCGCGCGCACCCGCGTGCAGGGTTTGCCGTCGTGTTCCTTGGTCTGCGGATGCGAAGCGTCCGCCTGAATGATCGCCATGTGTCGTCTCTCCGGGTTGGTCGGTTGAAAAAGCGGCGCGTCAGATCTCGCGGAAGATCTCGCCGAAGGCCCAGTTGGTCAGGGTCGCCGGCGCCACCGGCAGGTAAAGCCCGAGACCGGACGTGGAACCGGCCGGCATGACGCGCGTCTCGGCCGGAGTCGGCACATGCAGCCAGCCGTTGAGGACGTTGAAGGCGTCCTCGAACACCGACGTCTTGGTGCCGGCGCCCTCGGCCGAGGCGTTGATGCCGCAGGTGCCGGCGGCGCCGGCGGTGCCGCCGGCGATGACCGAGGCGTTCGGATCGGCCGGCTTGAGCTTGACCGGCGTCGACGACACCAAAGTCGGAAACGCCGTCACCTGCGTCACCAGCTGCACGCGCTGCTGCGCCGACGTCGCATTCGCCGACTGGCCGATCCAGAACCGCAAAAACTCGATGTTCATGTTCGGCGCGGCCGCCGGGTTGAGAAAAATCAGCGTGGTGGCGCCGAGGACGGTCTGACCCGCCGCCGAGATCGAAAACTCGCGCATAATTCAGGCTCCATTAATCAGGAATGCGGCGTCTCGCGACGGCGCGGGCGCCTTGCCGAAGGGCGTTTTCGAGGCATATCGCCGGCGGCAAGCCGGACGATTTCAGATGAAGGCGCGGCCGTTCCAGCTACGCCAGCCGGCGGTTCCGAAGATCCGGACCTTGCCGCCGCGATATTCGATCCGGCAGGCGTGCTCGCCGGTCTTGGCGCCGTTGCGCACCACGTCATATTCAAATTCGCCGGTGCGCCAGCCGCCCTGATCGAAGCCGAGCGTCCACAGCGCGCCTTCGCCGTCGCGGATCACCAGCGCCGGCGGAATGCTGACATAGGACTCCGTCACCGGCATGTGGGCGCCTTGCGGCCGCATGAACGGAAAGCGGCTGAACGAATAGGTCCGCGCCGTCACGCGAGCGCATCCCGCATGATGAACTCGGGCACCAGAAGTCCGCGCCGGCGGCGCCAACCGGTAAAACCGCGGCCGATCGCCCGGCACTGCGCCAGGATCGGCCCCAGCTGGGTGTGCGGCGTGTGGGCCACGAAATCCGGGATGTCCTCGAAGAACTGCAGCTCCGCGCAGTTGCATTCGTTGCCCGGGTAGAAAACGTCCGAGGTGTGAACGTTGACCCGGTGATATCGATATCCCGTCGACGTATCGATACCGGACAATTTGCTGACCACGGCCCCGGTCTGATCGGTGATCGCGGCGCCGCCGAGTTCGACATCGCTGGCCGCGAAATCGTCGTCCGAACCGTAGAGCGTCACGGTGATGGTCGAACTGCCGCCGCTCTCGATGCCGGTATTGTTCGGTCCGAAGAATTTGAAACCGTTGACGATATGGCTGTTGCCTTCGCCCCAGTCCTTGCCGAGCTTGACGTCGTTGCCGTTGGCATATTCGATGCCGCCTTCGCTGACGGACTGGTCGGTGTCGCCGTCGAAGGTCGCCTCCGGCCGAATATTGAAAGTGCCGATGATGGTCCCAAGCCCGGGATCGATGAGCGTCTGCGACACCTAGTTTCTCGACACCTGCAGCGCGACCGTCGCGTTGCGCACCACCGTCGCGGCCGTCACGACCCCAACCAGCACGTCGTCTTTTGCCAGCGCGACGGTCCAGCCCGTCAAGGTGGTGTCGATCGCCTTATCCGCCGAAGCCAAGGTCGGCGGCGCGGCGGCGCAGATGCTGTCGCCGGACCCCGGCGGATAAGCCGCTTCCGTGCTCTTGCGAATATCGACCACCAAGGCGCCGGCGCGATCGGCGAAGGTCTTCGAGGCCTCGATCACGCAATCGAACGGCACCGGAATGATGCATTGCTGACCGACCGGGATTTCGGCGCCGCCGCCGTCGAATACGAACGGCAATTCCGACAACGGATAGACGATCAATTCCCAGACGATCAGGCTGGTGCCGAGCACCACCGGCGAGGCCGTGGTCAGCTTGTAGGTTTTTCCGGCGTTGAGCGCGCCGGCCAACACGATCACCTGTACGCCGGGCGCAAACTCGGAATTTCCGTCGGCATCGCGCGCGCGCGACCAGTTCCCCGACGACGCGTTGTAAATTCCATTCTCGGTTTGATCGGTCTGGTTCTTGACCAGCACGCGGTCGTTATCGGCGGTCGCCACGCCGTCGATCGTCGGCAGACCGGCCAGCGCGATGTTGGCCGTGGTCGCCAGCGCGACGGCGGTCTTGATCGCCAGGCCCGGATTGGGATCCGCGCCTTCGGCCGGATCGGTCCCCGAAACGACGACGCCGCGGCGGTCGACGATGGCCATTGGCACCCCCAAAGAAAAAGCCGCCCCACAAGGCGGCCTGAAAAATTCGTCGCTCGGTCGGTCGCGCTAAAAGCGGTTTAAAAGCCGAGCGCCGCCGGCAGGCCCTGGCGATGCACGGTCTGCGGCTTGAGCGTGAATTCGATGCCCTGCTTGGTCTTCATCGTCGAGGTCATGCGGTCGAGATAGCCCGGGCTGATCCATTCCATCAGCTCGTAATAGATCAGGTAATCGACCGCGATCTTGGTGTAGATCATGTTGGCGTAGGGCGTGTTTTCCTTGACCGAGCGCACGCCAAGCGCGGCCGCATGGCCCTTCCACTTCTCCGGATGCGTCGCCGTGCTCCAGAGCTCCATCAGCTTGTCGAATTGCCCGAACGTCGGACCGACCGCCGTCGCCGTCGCCGACAGGCCGAAGCGCGACCACTCGCCGACCAGGAAATCGCCGTAGATCGAGCCGGCGCCGCCGCGCGTGAAACCCGAGATCAGCGCCTGCAGCGGTTGGTTGCGCCACTGCGCGTTCGGATCCTGGCCCTTGGCCAGCGAATTGAGATAGTTCGCCAGCATGCCGAACATGGTCGAGCCGACGGCGAGCTCGACCAGGCCGGCGATGCGCCCCATGCCTTTTTCGCCGCCGTATATCTCGCGGCCCCAGACCTTGGAGATCATCGCGGTCGGAAACTGCTTAAACTGCATGAACAGACGCAGCGCCAGGTTGAGCGGCGAACCGGCCTGCGTGCCCTGATACAAGACCGCGCGTTCGCGCGCGCCGGTCTCGATCACCGCGTAGTTGCCGCGCTCGCCGTAATAGGCCCACAGCTTGAGCGCCAGTTCGGCCTTGGTCTTCTCGACCGCGTTCGGCGCGTTCTGCAGAACATCGGGCGCGCCGCGGCCGGCGACGAATTGCGCCTGTTGCGAGATCGACCGGCCGCCCTTGAGATAGTCGGCGACATCGGCGTCGGACAGCTTGGTCGCGACGTCGGGCGTCAGGTAGGTCTGGCCTTGAATCGTGTTCCACTCGGCTTTGTTGAGCAGCGCCCATTCCTTGTCGCCGATGCCGAAGGCCTGCATGATGCGGGCTTCGGATTTGCCCAGCTCGTCGAATGTCTTGCCGCGCTGCTTGCCGAAGTAATAGGCCATGATGCGCTCGGCATCGGCGCGCTTGTTCTCGGTCATCGCCGTCATGCCGTTGATCTTGAAGAAGATGTTTTCCATCTTCGCCAGCGCGCCGGGCACGCCGTCGGCGATGTCGAAGCGCGCGGTCACGCCGCGCAGGCGGCCGAGAATGCCGGTGTGCAACAGGTCGGCGACTTCGCGCTTGGCCGAGTCGTCGGCGCCGCGCAGGTAGCCCGAGAACAGGCCGCTGTTGCGCTCGAAAAAATTGACGCCCTGATAGGCGAGCTCGCGTGAGATCGTGACGTTGTCCTGCAGCATGGCAAACGGGGTCAGCCCCAGCTTGGCCATGCGCTGTACCGCCATCCAGCCGTTGACGATGCCGGACCATGCGTTGGCGATCGGCCGGTCGGCTTCGCGCGACACCACGGCATAGAGATTGCGCAGGTAGCGTTCCTGCTTGTCGAAGGCGCGCCGCTCCGGTTTGCCGGTCACCTTGTTCTTGGCATGCGCCAAAAGCTCTTCGAAATTCTCCTTCGGCTTGGTGCCGAACGCCTTCATCAGCGCGTATTTGTCGGCCGAATACCTCATGCCATTGAGCCAGGCGTCGGTCGGCGCGAAGCGGCCGAACTCGCGCATATGTGCCAGCTGGTCCTCGGCCGACTTCCAGACGAATTCGCGTTCCGCCGAAACCTTGCGCGCGACGTTGAAGAAATACTGATCGCCGCCGGAAGGCGCCGGCGCCAGATGGTCCTCGGTCACCAGGCCGCCGAACATTTCCGACAGTTTCTTGTCGGCGTCGACGGTGGTGCCGAACATCCTGCGGGCGTCGATGCGCGGCAGCGTCTTGGCGGTCCAGGCCTGGCGCGCCTCTTCCCACAGCGCATGAAACGCGACCTTGTTCGACTCGCGCGTGGTCAGCCGCTTCATCAGGTTGCCGGCGGCCGCCAGCATCTTGTCCGGATCGTGGCTGACGGACGCGCCGAAGGCGGAATGCTCGGTGATCCAGGCGCCCTCGCCGTTCAAGGCCTGGATTTTAACCTTATCCCACTTCTGCAGGATCTTGGCGATCGCCAAGGCCGCCTCGTTCCTGGTCTTGCCCGGGCTGCCGCCGCGGCCCTTGGCTTGCTTCTCAAGCTCGACCTTCTCGATGAAGATCGCATCCTCGATCGCCTTCGAATAAAACGTCTTCTCGAGGCCGGCGAATTTCGGATCGTCGCGCTCGAGCCGGCGGATGTCGTCGACCGCACCGCCGATCCAGTCCTTCTGCGCGCCGAGCGAGGTGGCGCCGACCGAGGCCTGGTTGCCCTGGCGCGACTTGGCGTCGAAGAACGGCGTGTTGACGCCGGCCAGGCGCGCCTCGATGCCGAGCGCATAACTGCCCCTTTCGGTGGCGGCCGCGGCGTCGACGTAAGTGCGCAGATCGCGCATCTTGAGCGCGTCCATCTGCATGGCGCGCATCTCGACCGCCCGCTTGAGCGCGACCTCCTCGAGCATTTCCTTGGCGGCGCGAAAATATTTCTCGCGCGCCGACCCGGCCGAGTCGTCGGCCTGCATGCGCTCGTCGAGATCGTCGAGGTGATCCTCGACGAATTTGCGGTCGCGCCGATCCCGGATCGATTTCAGGATCTCGTCGAGACAGTCTTCGCGGTCGGTCATGCGTCAACGCCCGTAGCCGCAAACAGCATAACCGCTGCCGTTTGCCATATGCGCCGTCGCGACAAAATCGGGATTGCCCGTAAAACCATTGTCCTTGGCTACGCGCAACACGCGACGCCGCAAACGCTCCGGGATCGCCAGAAAATCGATTTGCCGATAGGTGCCCTTTGGCAACCTCAACGCGGCTTTTTCAAACTTAGAACCTGGAAAACGCTCCAAGCAACAAAGGGCCATTTTAGGCATTGCTTCAATCGACTTAAATTCGGTCATGCCACCGCCCCCATCGCCGCCGCCAGACAGGCGGCGCCACGCTCGATCACCTCGGCGCGGTCCTTGGCCTCGATATTCAGCTCGGCGACGTCGCGCTCGACGCGCGCGCGCAGATCCTCGGGAATATAGGTTTCGTTGGCCTTGTAGTCCGCCTCGGCCTCGGCCCGCGCCTTCTCGGCCGCGGCCAGGCGCGCCGACGGCTCGCCGGCGATCGAGACCGGTTCGGGCAGCTTGTCGGCGGCTTGCGAAGCTTCGAGCACGGCCGAGTCGTCGCGCGGCGCGACCTGCTCGGCAAAGGGCTTTACCGGTATGGAACCGGCATCATCAGCGATTGGCGCCAGGCGCGCGACCGCTTCGCCGTTCTTATGGGTAATTTCGATCAGCTTGTCCTCGAACAGGACAAAGTTGCGGGTGCCGCTATCGTCTTTCAAAAGACGCGCGCGCTCCGTCATCAAGGCATCGTGCTCTGCAAGGTGCTGTTTGGTAAGCTCGCCGCCGTCTATTTTCTTGATCTCACCAAGCCGCGTGTCGATATCTTCAAGCCGGGCGGTATGTTTCTCCACAGGCCGCGATCCCTGATCGAGATACTTGATGCCAGGAATGCCGGCTTCGCGCAGCGCAGCTGAAGCTGCGGCATCCATTTCCCTGGCGGGCAGTTTCGTCGATAAACCGAGATCGGTGTAATAGGCCCTCATACTGCGACCGGGATCGGATGCGATATGCGCCTTTAAATCTTGTGGAGACCAGCCGCGTGCCCGCGCATAGGCTTCCCGAACGTATTCTGTCTGCTCGCTCAGCGGCTTGTCCCAATCGAGAAAGTAATCCCGGTTAGCGCGAACGCGCACCTGATACATGTTGCCAAAGCTTTCTAGGGCTTTGACCGTCTTCGGCGAGAGGTCAAAATTCTCCGCTTCACGAACCGCCGCCGTCACCGCCTGGTGAGGGTAGTCAAACCCAAGCCAGTCGTCTTCCTCAAGCGCTTCGAGCAACCGCTTTTGTGACGGCGTGAAGTCTTTGCTTTCCTTGATCCAGCGAGCAGCATCACCCGGATCGTCAAACTCGCCGTAGATGTCCTGCACCTTCCGAATGAAGTCGCCGTGCGTGATTCTCTTCCTGTAATCGTTGGCCACCACCGCATTCTCGGCAAGATAAAGCCCGTGACCGTAAGCCATCGCACCTTCGCCGGTGCCGGTCTTGTCCAACGAAAACGCCTCGAAATCGTGCGGGCTACCGTGCCACAGCTCAAGTGACTCGGCGATGCGCGCGTCGGTCTTGGCCGCTTCCTCAAGCATTTCGCCGACCCGCACCGGCTCGCCGTCATGCAAGGCAGCGATGGCGCCGCGCAGCGCGTCTTCCTTGGCGCGCGGTGGCAGATCGTCGAGCGCGGCGACGACGGGATGGACGCCAATCCCGCGCTCGGTGAAAGCACCGCGCACCGCGTCGGTCGCGTCAAGCTCCGGATCCGCGCGCATGGCGTCAAGCGCGGCCCGCGCCACCGACTGGTGCGTCGGCTCGGGCAGCTCGCGCTCGGCCAGGATCGCCTCGACCTCGGCCCGCGATTCCTCTAAATGCTGCATCCGCCGGGCATGGTCTTCCGCGGCGGCGGCGCGCAGATCTTCGGGGCTTCGATAACCCTGCTCGCCGGCCGGATATTGCTTCTGCCCGCGCGCCTCGGCGTCAATTGCGCCAAGCAAATCGTTAACCGTGCTGTCGGAAACCCCGCCGTGAACCGCGCCCGGATCGTGCAGGTAGCCGGCCTCGACCGCGCCCTCGCGCAGCCGGTCGAGCGGCAGCCCACCGGCGCGCACCAGCACGCGACCGCCCACGGTCGGATTTTTGCCGCCAAAGGCCGCGAGCAGATCGGTGGCCAAAGGATCGTCCTTGCTGACCCCGCCACGGTCGGCGATGAATTCGAGCAGCGATTGCGGCGCTTTTTCCCGGCCCGGCGCCGGAGCCGGCGGGCGCGACGGTATAATTGACGTTTCGGCGCTGGGAGCCTCGCTGAGAGGCGCTGGCGGGATCGCCGCCCCATCGTCCGGCGCGGCGGCGTTTGCCGGGCTGCCTGCCTGGCGCTGGCCCGGCAGCCCGCCGGCGAAGGCCTCGCCGTCGGCAAACGGATAGACCGGCTTGCCCTTGCGGCCGCGCATGACGTCGGCGACGCCGCCGCCGACGGTATGCAAAGACCCGCCCAGCACCGCGCCGTACATGACCTGACGCAACGCCTCGACGAAGGTATAATCCTGCCCTTCCTGATGGCGGGCGATGATTTCAAGCGGCTCGACCACCGCCGCGCCGACCGCGCCTTCGACCGCGCCCACGGTCGCCCGCGCGCCGGCCCGCGCCATGACGCTTGTCCCGGCATTGGCCAAAAGCTTGGCGTAGCGCGCCTCGCCGACCACCGGAATGAAGGCGGAGGCGACGTTGATCGGATCGATCGCCGACACCAGCAGCGAGGTGCCGACGCCGAGCGCGCCGGCCATGAGGCCGCCCGGGCCGCGCTCGATCGTCGCCTGGCGCTCGCGCCGCGCCCTGGCCCGCTCGATCATGATGTCGAGCGCCGGCGCCTTGATCGTCGGCTGATCCGGCATGTGCAGGATCTTGTCGAGGCCGGCGTCCTTGACGCGGGCGCGCGCCTGTTCGATCGGGACGTCGGCGATGCCAGCCCGCACCGGGCTCACCTGGTCGGGATAGCCGAAAGGCTCCAAGCCCGTCATGGTGCTGTAGGTCGGCGGCAACTCGCCTTTGGCGTCGCTCAATTCCTGCATGCGCGACAACGCCACCAGCGGCAGGCTGTCGAAGGCCTCGCCAGCGCTGGCGGCAAGTGACTCGCCAAGCGACGCGTCGACCTCGTGAATGCCGAGGCCGGCGCTTTGGCGAAGGCCGTCCGTATAAATTGTCACGGTTCAATCCCGCCGACCGCCGTGCGGTCGGTGAAGCGCGGGTTGGCGGTCATGCGTGCCGGCTCTGCGCCGATTGTCAGCGTCTGCCGTTTGGCGCGCCGCGCCTGCGCTTCCGCGTCCTGTTTGCCCAAATCATTGAGCTGCGCCCAGGACAGGATCAGCGGCTTGCCGTCGGCGCGGCGCACCGCCTGATCCTTGTAGATCAGCGCCAGCCCCGACTCGTCCGGCGCCGTGACCCAGACGCCATCGCGCGCATAGGCGCTGGCGGTCGCCGTCTTGAGATAGTCGGGTGAAAGACCGCCGATGGTGTCGCGCGCCGGCGCGATGCCGAGATCGCCAAGCTTGGCTTTCGCCGCCCGCGCGCCCGCGGCGATCGCTTCCGGCGAAACCGGAATATCCTTCGGCACCCGATAGCTGCCGCCCGAGAAATCGTACTTGAACCCGACCAGATCGTCGAAGGCCTTAACCGCCGCGTCGCTCGAGCTCATGCCCTGCATGACGTGATAGGCGGCGAGCTTCTCGCCTTCGCCGCGGAAATCGTTGAAGGTCTTGATCGCGCCCTCGCTGCCGGCCATCGACGCGGCCAGCGGCTTGAACGCCGCCAGCACGTCCTTTTTGACAGTAGCGAATTTCTCAGTGTCCTGATCCTTCAGGATGTCGTTGAGCGGGATCTTCGCCGTCTCGGCCAGGATCTGCGCGGCGTGCGGTTTAACACCCGATCCGATCACCCGCACCACCGGCTGCGCGCCCTTGGCGATCTCGCGATAGACGTCGGGCCAGCGATCGCCCCACAGCTGCGCCTCGCGTTCGATCGCGGCGGCGACATTGAGCGTGCCGCCGGCGGCGTCCGGCCGCGTCAGCATGGCGTTGAAAGTATCGACGTAGGATTCCGGCACGATGCGTCGCTGTTCGGCCGGCACGCCGATCCTGGCTTGTTCCATGTCCATCTTGGCCGCCAGATCCCGCGCCGCCGCCTGCCTGGCTTCCGGCGCCGCCGCCGGGTCGTTTACGACGCTGGCAAATTTGGCATAGGCCTCGTTGACCACCGGCAGCCGCGCGATCGCAAACGCCGCCGGGTCGACTTTGCGTTTTTGATTGTTCTCGACAATCGCCGCGCTGAGCTCTTTGTAACGCTTGTCAGCCGCCGCATATCCTTCACTGCCCGGCTTCGGCTGGTAGCTTTCGAGCAATCGCGCTTGCGCGCCGGGACCGAGCGCCGCCACCGTCTGCAGATCGGTGCCGAGCCGCAACAGGCCCTGATAGTCCTTGAATTTCCGCGGCCCGACTTCCGCGCCAAGCGCGCCGACGAAATCGCTCAAGCCGAGCGGATTTGTCACGCCGCCGGTCCGCATCGCCTCGGCGCTGGTATCCTCGAAACGCTGCCTGAACGTCGACAGATCGTCGGCATTGCGCTTGTGCAGCTGACCTTCGGCGCGCGCCAGCATCTGCGCCCGCTGGTCCGGCGGCAGCAGATCGTAAATCCCGGCGCTGCCGCCGGCCGCGCCGCCCATCTTGCCGTCGGCCCATTGCGTCACCGAACCCACGAGCTTGCCGCCCAGGATCGACGGATTGGCCACGATCATGCGATCGGCCTGGTCCTTGCCGACGGCTTGCGCCAGCGCGTCGGCGACCGGCATCTTCGGATCGGCCGTAAGAACGGCGGCGGCGGCGCCGGGCCCGAGAAAATGCGCGAGATATTGCGCGCCCGGCGTCGCCTCGATGCCCTTGCGCCTGAGAAAGGCTTCGTTGCCGCGCCGGTAGGCTTCCGTCATGTCGCGCCGCAAGCCCTGGTCGGCGCGCATCGCCAGCAGATCGTCGTCGCTATGACCCTTGGCCAGATCCGGCCGCTCGCGCTTGACCAAATCGAGCCAAGTCGAATTGATGAAACCGCCGACCGCCGACGAACCCGGATCCTTGCCGGCGCCCTCGTTTTCCATGATCCGGCCGGTCAGCGCCGCCGGCGAACCCGGCGCGGCGCGCAGCCTATTGACCGCCGCCTGCGGGTCGCGCCCGATCAGCCCGGTCAGATCGGCGGTCGCATAGCGCCGCACGAAGGCCTGTTTGACCGCCAGCGCCTGCTCGGGATTGTAGAAGCCCTTGGCCGCCAGGCGGTCGATCAGCGTATTGTGGCCGTCGATCAATTCGCGGCGCTTGTCCGGATCGTCGGTCGCGACCGCCTGGTCGATGAACTTGTCGCCCTGTTCGTCGGCCCAGGCGCGGTTTGCCGAACCTTCCAGCGACCGCACGCGCGCCTGCACGCGGCCGCGCTGGCGCTCGATATCCGGCGTCATTTCAAGGCTGAATTTTTCCTTGAGTTTCGGGTTGCGGATCAAGGCCGCGGCGTCGTTTTGCACTTTCGTCAGGCGCTCGCCGTAGCGCTTTTCTAACGTGGCGTAATCTTGATCGTCGGCATGCTCGTTATCGAGCGCGCCGGTCCCGGTCAGATAGGCCGACCGCGCCTTGGCGTAATCGAGCGCGTCGTCGTCCTTGGCCCGATCGACCGCGACCGACGCGACGTCCTGGCCGGCCGACGAAAGCCCCTTGCCGATGTCCTGCGCGCCTTTGGCGATCGCCGCCGCGCCGCGCGCATAGCCGGTGACGTCGTAGCTCGCGACCGGCCGGCCGGAGGAGGCCGACGGCAGGCCGCCGAACGCGCTATCGTCGGGCAGTTTGGACATCAGCCGTAGCTCGGCAGTTTGTTGTAGGTTTTATACATCGACCCGGCCCCGCCGATGATGGTGCCGAGCGCCGACAATTGCGCCGCCTTGCGCTTGGCCTGACCCTCGGCCGCCAGCGCCTCGCCGGTCATCCGCGCGCCGGTCGCCGCGTCCTCGAGGCCGCGCGCCCGGTTCTCGCCCTTGTACATGTCGAGCAGGGCCTCGTATTCGCCGCGCACGGCGATGTCGCCGCTGAGATTGACAATGTCGGTGTCGGCGGTGTCGCCGCCGCCGGCGGCGGCGCGCGCAAACAGCGTCGACTGCAGCAACCGGGTCTGGCGCCGCTTGTCGAGCGCGCCGCGCTGGGCGCTGGCGCGGCTTTCCTGCGCCTGCTGGCCTAACTGGACCGCCTCGAAGTTCTTTCCCTGCTGGGCCACGTCGCCGGCGGCGGCGGCCGCGTTGCCGCCGGCGATCGTGCCGGCGGCGGTTGTCGCCGCACCCGCCGCGGTCAGCGCCAGCGCGCCCAGGGTAATCGGGTCAGCCATCGCCACCTCCCCGACCGTCCGGCGTCCAGATCCACACCGTCTCGCCGGCATTCGCCGGCCGCGGCGTAAACCCAAGCCGCTTGAGCCAGCGCTCGGCCGGCGCGATCGCCGGATCGGCGAGTGCGACCAGCCGCGGCAGCCGCAGCTTGCGCGCCTCGGCAATGATAAACAGCCCGGCCCGGTGCAGGCTGACGCGGTGGCGCTCGGCGCCGTCGGCCAGCATCAGAAAAGCGCCGTACGTGTCCTGGCCGAGCCAGGCGATGCCGCCGATGCCGATCACGCGGCCGTCTTTTTCGCCGGTCACGGCCCGCACGCGATAAGACAGCGGTTCGCGCAGCAGCTCGGCAAAATCTTCCGGGCGCGCCGGACGCAGCACCACCGCGCCCATCATTCGTTGGTCGTGACCGAAATGACCGCCGCCGCCACCGTGCAGGGCCGTGGCGATGCCGCGGTCAGACACAGCCGCGCGTCGCTGTCCCATTCGCCCGGCAGCGCCGTCGACGGCGCGTCGAAATCCGGCCACACCGTATCGTCCTCGACCGTGGCGCCTTCCTCGACTTCCGGCAGCTCGTCCATGGTGTCGAACGACTGGCCGTATTGAAGGCCGGCTTTGTGGGTGTCGATCATGATCAAGCCGATCTTGTCGATTTTCTTCTTCACCGTCAGCGCGCTGCCGGCCAGCGCGGCATAAGCCAGCTTGGCCGACTTGAACCGCGCGCTGTAGCCTAAGCCGACGCAAGCGTCGGTGACCGCCGAGGCCAGCCCGGTAATCTGCCCGCTTGCCACCGTGAAGGTGCCGAGGTCGCGCCCGACCGTCACCACCGTGCCGTCGGGCAGCGTCGCCGTGAACGGCGTCGCGGTGTTCCAGCCCCACACCGTCACGGTCTCGCCTTCGAGATGCGAAAGCCCGCCGATCATCGTCGTCGCGGCGCCGGAATACATGACATGCGAGTCGGACAGCCGCGCTTCCGGCTGACCGGCGCACTGGTCGCGGCGCGCCATTTTCTCGATGAAACGCTTGGTCGCGCCGTTGATGACGCGCTTGACGCCGTAATAGACCTTATCCTCGAGATTGCCGGGCAGCACCGCGCCGCATTCGACGACGCCGGCGGCGCCGGCGCTCGCCGCCGTCTTGAGCCGCCACCAGCCCTCGACGTCGTCCTGCTTGTCGTACAGCAGGTAAGCGACTTCGCCGTTGTCGAGAACGAACGGCAATTGCGTGTCCGGCTGGCGCTGCGCGAGCAAATCGGCGACTCCCGGCACCAGGATGTCCGGGTTGAGCCGGGTCAGGTCGTTGGCGGCATAATCCTGCTGGTCGACGCTGAAGCTCAGCTCGTAGGCCCGGCGGTTGGACTTGTCGACGAAGACGCCGCGGGTGTCGACCTTGACCGCCGCCACCGGCGCCGAGCCGTGCGTCGAACAATCCTTGAATGAGATATTGGTCCGGGTCAGCGGCTCCTCGAGCGCGCCGGACCGGACCGACGTTTCCTGGCCCTCGCGGCCGATCACCAGGCGCGTCAGCGACAACGCCCAATGGACGATGTCGAGCGGCCCGAAGCCGACCGAGCGGCTGATCGGCGCGCTGTCGCCCTCGACGTCGAGATCGAAAGAGCTGAACGCGTCCGACACCGATCCCCACATGCGATCGCGGCCGAACCAGTCGAGCCGGCCGTCGTGAAACCGCACCGCGCTCGGCCAGCCGGCGACATCCGACCATTCCGCCTGGTTCCAATTGTCGGTCGCCGTCAACGACGAGAACGCCGACAAAACCTCGATGTCGACCGCCGTGCGCGATGTAAAGCCGGTCACCCGCGCCACGCCGGCGCCGCCGCCGCCGACGTAGCTCAGCGTGATGCCGGCCGTGCCGCTGGTATAAGCGCCGGTCTTGAAGCCAATACGGTACCACGCGATCGAATTGGCCAGACTGTCGTCGTAGGTCGACGACGCATTCGCGGTAAAAGGCGTGACGTCGGCGAAGCCCGAACTCTCCGAATCGAACGAACGCTGCAGCGTCAACGTGCCGGCCCAGGTGCCGGTGATGGCATAGTTAAACACCCGGGCGGCGTCGACGCCGCTGACGCGAATCGCCGAGCTGAAGGTGTTCTGCGCGGCAAGCGAGGCGGTGACGGTCTGTCCGGTCGAGAACAACCGGAACAGCGCGCCGACATGACCGCTGCGAAACAGATTGCGGCTGGCCGTCAAGGTGCCGTTGCCGGTCAGCACGCTCGGCGTCAGCGTGATGTCCGAGGTATTGGCGACCTGAAACGGCCCATCGTCGGATTTATACAGCACGAACGACCAGGAGGCGGTGCCGCGCCGTTCGATCTTGCGCTGCTGCTGGCCGTAACATGCGCAATAGACGATATCGCCGGACTGATCGAAGCGGACATAGCGCAGATCGGCCTCGGCCCAGCTGGTCGGCACCGTCATCGCGCCTTCGGCTTCGATCGCAATCGAATCGACGATCTTGCTCTGCGCCGAAATCGTCTCTAATTCGATGTAGACTGTCGCCGCATTGGGCGTAAAGGCCAGCGAATGCGTACCGGTGTCGAGCGTCGTCTCGGCGATCAGATCGTCGTCGCCGTCGCTGGTGCCGGCGCGGAAGGTCACCGGGCCGCGCATCACGACAATGCGAAACGCATGCTCGACCGCCTGATAGGCGGAAGCGACGATAACCGTCCGCTTCGCCTGCGCCAAACCGCCGGACGCCGGCGACGCCAAGGTCAGCAGTCCGCCGGAGATCGTGGCGACCGCGCCGGTGCCGGTCGCGGTCAGCGTCCAGCCCGTGTCGCTGCCGAAATCGCCGTGAACCACCGCCGTACCGACAGCCGCGCGGGTCACCAGCGTCTCGTCGTCGCCGTCGACGTTCCAGACCCGCAACACGCTGTCGGTGATCTCGATCAACGCGGTATCGGAAAATGCGAAGACAAACGGCACCAGGCGAAACGCCAGATCGCCGTTGACGCCGCCGACGTACTGCTTGCCGGGCCGCAGCATCATCGGGCCCAGCACTTCCGGCAGCCAGTTTTCCTGGATCTCGGCCGACAGCCGCATCCGCTCGACGTCGACCCGCGCCAAAGCGCGCTTGGCCACCTCACCGCGGTTGAAGGCGAGGAGAGCCGGACGGTCGCGGGCCATCAGCGCGTCGTGCCATCCCAGCGGGAGCGGCCCGAACTGCCACCTCGCCGCGATTGCACCCAGGTGCCCTCGGGCGCGAACTTGACGCCCTCGTTCATCGCATCGTTGGCCAGCGCGATGCCGCGGGCCCTTTTCTCGCGCCGTAACAGGCCGTCGGGGCCGGTCAGCATATCGTCCTTGCCGGTGATCCGCTTGCAGGCCTTGGCCGCCAGCCGCAGCGAAACGTAATCGGCGAACGACGCCGACCAGATCGACAGGTCGAGGCCGTAGGCGGTGGCGTTCGACACATATTTGACGAACAGCGGATCGCAGTTGGCGTACCAGAGATTGGGCTCGTCGACGTAATCGCGGTCGATCAGCGGCGGAATGAAATTCTCGTTCGCCGAGATCTCGTAGGTCTTGATCCAATCGTCCGGCTTGTTGAAGGCGTAATCGAACCCGAAGGTCGGCGAGATCGACGCCGACGCATCGGCCTGGACCGCCCGCATGGCGAAGTTCCAGTAGCCCTGCTCGAGACAAAAGGCGACGACGCCGCTCCAATAATCGTCCAAGACGCGGCGCGGCTCGCGATTTTCCGACAACGAGCCGAGCTTGCGCTCCTCGAGCGCGCCGAGCGCCTCGTTGTAGCGCTCGAGCTTGCTTGTTGCCATGACGCGTTCCCGCCGCTAACGGCCCGTCAGGCCGCCAGCGATCGCGAATTGAGCGCCAGCCACTGCATCGCGCCCTCGGAGGTATCGAAGCCGCCCTGCATCATCACGCTGTCGCGCACCCGCACCACCGCGTGCTTGTGGACCGGGCCGGTGTATTTGACCCGGAATTCGTTGACGTTCGGCAGCGCCAGCTCGCCGAGCTCGACATAACGCAACGGTGCGACGTAGGCGGCCTGGCGGGTCGAAAAACGCACGATCAGCTCGGCGAAATAACAGCCGTCTTCCGGATAGACCTCGATCCGGTCGGTCGGGCGCATTTTTTCCGACCAATGCGACCAATAGGCCGGATCGAGCAAGGTTTCGACCGACGTGCCGGGCTCGGGATAGACGCACCAAATGTTGCGCGCGGTCTCGCCGAGCTTGATCCGCGACGGATGGATCTTGCGGTTGGCCTTGTTTTCGATCGCCGCGCTGGCGGCCGGCGTCTTCGCGGCCGGCGCATCGGGCTTGGCCGGCGGCGGAATGACGGGCGCGGCGGCGGCTTTCGCGGCCGTTTTGTTCGTGGATGATTTGGTCATGACGAGCCCTTTCAGGGAAGCCGATTTGGGAGTGCGGACGAACCGGAGTCGAGGCGGGCGGGCCCGAGGGTCCGCCCGCTGTTTGTCTTAGCCGTGCCGGCGCTTTACGACAGCACCGCCGCGGCGAGGCTGACAGCGTCGCCGGAGGCCGACGCGACGCCGTGAATCGTCGTCACGTAGCCGGTCGTGTATTGCACGAACACGATGTCGCCGACTTTCATGCCGCGCGACACGCCGTCCGAGAAATAGCTGGCGCCTTCGACGGTGGTGCGGGCGTCGCCCGACTGATAGCTCCAGATCGCCGGCTGACCGCCGATCGAGGGCACCATCAGCACCGGGACGGCCACTGCGGTATCGTAAGCCATATTTCACCTTTCGATTGGCAAAGGGACGGCCGCGGGCCGAGCGGTCCGCCGCCGTCCTATTTGCGGTTGTTTGCCGTTACGACAGCAGGAACGCCGAGCCGTCGTGCTTCATCTGCACGATGCCGGTGTTCTGCAGTTTCTTGGAGCCCATGAAGACGCTGGCGCGGCACCACGAGTAATCCTGCTCCTCGTCGTAGCCGATCGGCGCCTGAATGCCGGCCTTGTCCACCGCGTGGCCGATAGAGTTGCGGTGGAACAGGTAGCACTTCTCGGTCGCCGTCTGAGCGCCGGTCAGGTTCGGATGTTCGATCCAGTTGACGCCGAACCAGCGCAGCATCTTGCGGGTCGCGCCGGAGAACATGGCGACATCGACATATTCCTTCGAGGCGAACTCCTTGAGCTGCATCAGATAGGCCATGAAGCCCGGCGTGATGACGCCGAAGACGTTGTCCATCTCCTCGGTCGGCACTTCGGCGTAGCCGAGCGCGGCCTTGGCCTTGGCCACCATCGCCACCGACGCCGTCGCCGACGTACCGCTGTCGATCGTCGCGGTGTCGAGCTGGGCGATGATGTCGCCGTCGATCTTGCGGTTGACCACCGACATGGTGGTCATCTGCATGATCTTGGACTGGTTGCCCTGCGACGCGAAGATGTTGAAACGCGTCTTGCGAACCAGGTCGTGCCATTCGGCGAGCGTCGCCGACAGCTGGGTGTTGTCGTCGGCGCGCGCGGGAATCAACCCGTTGACGCCGCGGGTGACGGCGGACGCGCCGCCGGAGCCGGCCACCAGGAAGGTCGCCGTGTTGCCGTTCACCACCGCCTCGTTGACGGTGCAGGAAGAAAGCAGCGAACGCCGCTCCTCGAAAGCCGCGATGAACTCGTCGCGGTATTGGGTTTTGAATGCCGTTTCACTCACGACAGACCTCCGATGTTGTTCGGGGACTGCCTCGTCTCAGGGTGTCCGCGGGCGGGCGCGCCGGGGTGTCCGCTCGACGTCAAGTCGAACGGGGCCGGTCACGCGCCCCGAGGGGCTTCGAGTTGGCGGATGGGATGCGCCGCAAGCATGCCGGGGCCGCGCGAGGCGGGATGTCCGGCGCTTGAAGCGCTTAAAAGAAAGCCGCTGGCCTTAGCCGTTGCGCGCCTTCATCTTGGCCTGGGCGTCGACCAGGTCGCGATATTCGGCGCGGACCTTTTCGTCACCCCAGTATTTCTTATGGTCGGGCGAGCCGCTCGGCGCGCCCATCCAGCCCTTGATTTCGGCAATGCGGTCGGCGGCCAGCTTGCCGGCGTCGCCGGCGCCGGCCGGCACCAGCGCCGACAGCGGGCTGACCTCGCGCGACAGCGCGGCCAGCGCCTTCACGAAAACCGGATTGTCGCCGAGCATGCGCCCGTCGGGCGTGCGCGCGACCAGAAGATCGGCCGAGATCTCCTTCGGGAAATATTGCCCGACGAAGGAATTGACCATGTTGATCTCGCGCCGCGTGTTGGCGCCGAATTCCTTGCCGAGCGCGGCGACGTTCTCGTCGTGATAGCGCGCGTCGTCGTCGGCCTGCTGGGCCTTTTGCGCGTCCTGGAGCTCGTAATATTTCGCGACCAGGCCGCTAAACGCCGCCGGCGGCACATTGCCGTCGAATGCCGCCTTGGCGAATTCCGCCACCACCGGCTTGTCGGCCGCACCGATCACGACGCCATCGGGCAGCGCCAGCTTTTCGACGTAAACCTCGGGCTTGTCCGGCAGGCCGTTTTCGGCGCGCCAGGCGGCCTTTTCCTCGGCCGTCGCGCCCTCTGGCAGCGTTTTCTTCAGCTCGCCCGACGACAGCTTGCGGCGCAGCTCCTTGTTCTGCTTCCACAGATCGGCCGGCGAGCCGAGCCGCGTCAGCGTCTTGAGATCGTCCTTGTCGGCGCCGGCAAGCTTCTCGCGCCAATCGGCCGCCCAATCGCCGGCAGGTTCCGGCTTCGGATCGGCGGCAGGATTGCCGGCCGGGTCCTTCGGCGCGGGCGCCGGGTCCGGCTTCGGAGCAGCCTTTGGATCGGGCGCGGGATCCGGCTTCGGATCGGCGGCAGGCGCGGGTGCCGGATCGGCGACGGGAGCCGGCGCCGGCGCAGGATCTGCATCGGTCATAATAACCTCATACTGTTGGAATGACGCGCCGGGCCGCTCAGCCCGTCATGCGCGACGGCGTGGTCAGTTTTGTCATCTTGACGATCTGCTGACCGACGAATGCGCGGCCGCAGGCGAAATCGGTGGCGCGCCCGCCTTCGACGCCGCCCGGCCGGAACGGCTGGTCGTAGGTTCCCGCCGCGTGATAGACGATCCAGTCGAGCGCGGCCTTTTGCTGCCCTTCATTGGCGTTGCCGGCCGCCAGCGCCTTGATCGCCGCCAATACGGAATCGTCGTAAGGCGCGGGACGCCACGGATCGGCCGAGCGCTTTTGTTTTGTCATGTGGCGGCGCCATCGCCCTGGGCCGCGTTAAGCGCCTGGCCCGCGTCGCCGACCTGCTGCGCCACCTGCGCGCCCTGCGCGACCGCGGCCGCGGCCTGCTCCATTTGCATGCGTTCGGCGTCGGCCTGGCGCGCCTTGTCGGCATCGTCCTTCGGCACGATCCACTTGGCCGGCGCGCCGGCGCCCGGCAGCGCGTCGCGGAACGCCGCCACGACGTCGAAATCGTTTTTCACCGTCGGATCGAGCGCGGCGGCCTCGGCCAGCAGTTGCGCCGATTGGGTGAAAGCCTGCGCCTTGGCGCGGTCGTTGGCGGCTTGCAGCGGCGACTCGAACTGCCAGCGGATATCCTGACCGCGCAGCTCGCGCGGCATGTCCGCGAGCGAGCCGAACGCGCCGAGATCCATGCAGAGCTCGAACGTCTCCTCGCACAGGCCGCCGTTATATTCGATTTCCATCGGCTCGAAGAGCGGCAGCGCGCGCCGGATGTATTCCTCGAACCGGATTTGCATCTCGTATTTGGTGCGCTCGGTGGCGTCGTTCATCGACGGCAGGAAGATCACGTCGAGGAAAAACGCCTCGCGAATCAGCGCCTCGATCTTCTGCTCGCGCTCGACGCCGGCGTTGAGATTGTAGCGGCCGGTGTCGAGCAGCGGCTCGATCGCCGAACCCAGCCGCTCGTCGTATTCGGCGTCGATCCAGGTGACGCCGCCGGCGTACCAGTTGACGCCGCCCTGCACCGCCTCGCGCGTCGCCTTGAGCGGCGGGTCGACCGCCTTTTGCCCGGCCTCGAGCAAGGTCAGCGTCATCTGCTGGACCAGCTGGGCCTCCGGCAGCGACACGATCGTGGCCGGCGAATAGGCGTATTGCGAGCCCGAGACCGTCACCCAGCGCGGAATGACGTAGCCGAGACGCTTGCGCGGCATCTCCTCGAGCATCGTGTCGTTGTCGATGTCGATGTAGAGCGACACGAAGGGATGCCGCTTGCGGCCGCGCGTCTCGGCCGGCAGGTCGTAAGCGTCGGCCGGCAGCACGACGTGGCGGCATTTGATTTTCTTGTAAGGCTCCCTGTCCGCGATGGCGGTGACCTGGCGAGCGGCGGTGTTAGGAAACAGCTTGACGTAGTCGCGCGCCTTGATGTCCCAATCGCGGTGGAACTCGTCGATGACCAGCTCGGAATTTTCCGACCAGACGCAATCGCGCAAATGCCAGTTGCGATAGAGCGCGCCGTCGGCGTCGCGGTTCGGCTCGACCTGAATGACGGTCTGGCCGAAGGCGGCGAAATCGTTGTCGCCCTGCTTGGTGGCGCGCACGAACTGCGCGCGCTGATCGTACATCACGCGCCGCATGACGTCGGATTTGTGATCAAGCCAGGCCAGCGGCCGGATGTCGTTGTTGAGATCCTCGCGGTCGGTGCGCGCCTTGAACCAGGTCGAGCCGCGCGGCCGCAGAATTGACGACAGCGCGTTGCCGAGATCGCGGTGCGCCAGAACCGGCCGGCCGGTCATCAAATGGGAGGCAAATTCCTCTCCGAGATAGCGCGAGGTCGTAAAATCGGCCCGGATCGGATAAAACTGCTCGGCGAAGGTCTGCCACAACGGCAGCAGCGGGCGGCGTTCCTCGAACAGCTTGTCGCCTTGCGCGATGATTTCCTTGACGCGCGACGACGTTGCCATCGGCGCGGCTAACCCAGCTGCTGTTTGCTGTAATTGCCGCCGCCGCGATCCTGCGGCGCCGTTAAAATCGTCGACGCGCGGCCGCCGCGGCGCGCCACATCCGCCTGCGCCTTGCGGCGCGCTTCCAACACATCGGGCGATTGCGCGTCGGGCATCGTGGCGACCGGCGCCGGCGTCGGCGCGGTCACGGCCGCGGCTTTCGGTTTCAAAAGGTTGGTCATCAGCGCCTCGCTTTCAGGTCCGCGTAATCGAGATTGGCGGCGGCGTCCGGCGGGTCGCCGGCGCCGGCGTACTTCGCCTCGTGATAGGCCTCGAGCGAATCGAACTCCTGCGGCGGCCGCAGCGGCCGCAGGACGCTCAATTGCCGCCGCCGGGCCAGTACGTCGCGGTAGGCGGTGACCGGTGGATCGTCCGACATCGCCACACCTCACGATGGCTCGCCGCCGGCGCGCCGAATGAGGCGTCGCCAGCGGGCCGCAAGCCGCTTCGCGCCGATCGGGCGTTAGCGTTAGCTGTTGACGTCGATCGCCGGCAGCACGACGCCCGACAGCGAGTCGGTCGAGGTCGACAGGTTGTCGAACAGGCCACAGCCGAGCCCGTCGATGCCGAGATCGTGCGTCGAGGTGACGTCGGCATGGCGGACGCGGTTATGCGCGATGATGCCGGAATTGGTCGACCCGTCGTTCGAGATCAACAACTCGCCGGCCGTCATCGCGTGCTGCAGCAGGTTCCAGGTCACTTCAAGGCCGGTGATCACATCGCCCGAGGCGACGTCGATCAGCTCGCCGGCGGTGCTGCCCGGAATGATGATCGTGTTGCGGTTGACCCGCATCACCTCGCAGTTGCCGGTGTGCGCGACCAGGTGGGTACAGGCGGCATCGGGGCTGAGCCAGTAGTTGTCCTCGACGGTCAGGCCGTCGCAGACGTTGTCGGTGGCGCTGCCCGAGGTGATGATGGCCAGGAAATTCTCGTCGGCCGCGGCGTCGGAAAACCGGCAGCCGAGCAGATGGAAGCCCTTGGCGTCGAGATTGAAACAGGTCGCCACATCGGCCGCGCCGGCCTGGAATTCCAGGTTCTGCAGCACGGTGTCGGCGCCGGTGACCGCGATCGTCGTGACCGCGCTCTCGAGCGTGAACAGCGGCCGCTGCTTGCCGGCGCCGAGGCCGATCACCGTCACGCCGGCGATGTCGATCGTCAGCGCGCCGGCGCCGGTCAGCGCCTCGCTATGGTTCGGCATGACGACGACGACGTCGCCGCGGCTGGCTTCGACCATGTCGTTGGCGAAGATCTCGGCCAGCGTCCCGACCGCTTCCTCCGGCGACACGCCGGACGCCGCGTCGACGTTCGAGTCGACGTAGAAGGTCCGGCCGCGGCTGGCGAAGCCAAAGCCGCCGAGCGGCCGGTCGTTATGGTAAAGCTGGCCGGTCGCCGGGTCGATCTGCAGAAGGCGGCCGTGAATGGAAGTGCGGGTCATGGTGGTCTCCTATGCGTGCTGTTGCTGTTGCTAGCGGAGAGCGCCGAAGGCCGCTCGGCGGGCGGTTTCGACGCATCCATGAGCAGCTGTTTGGCTTCGTTTAAGCCGATCAGCCGGCCGTAGAGCGGCGACGAAAGCTTGCGGGCGACGTGGGCGGCGAGCGTGCGGCGCATGTTGCGCTCGCTCCGCCAGCGGCCGCGGTTGTTTGCGCACAACACGCCGAATTCGGCGACGTGGGCCGGGATTTCCTCGGCCAGGCGGAAAGTCGGATCGGCGATGTAGCGATGCCACCATTGCCGCACCGCGTCTTCGCCCCGGGCGGTGCCGTGGATCGCCGCGCCGAGCTGCCGGCGGCCGTGCACCTTCTCGTGTGCGACCAGTTCGGGCGGCACGTCGACGCCGGCCGGGTTGAAGATCGTCTCGCCCCAGGCAAACAGGATCGCTTTGCCGCGCACGTTGAACGCCGCGTCGATCTCCTCGATCATCGGCGGATAAGCTTGCACGATACGCATCGGCATCAGTTCGGCATCAGTGCGGCAGCCAAGGGCGGCCGGCCGGCGTCAGCCGCGCGTGAAACTTCTCGATCAACCGGTCGACGGCCTCGCGCACGAAGGCCTCGCCGTTGCCGCAGACTTCCGCCGCGACCTGGCGCGGCCGGCTGCCGTTGCGGTCGACGATCATCACCTCGATCCCATATTCCGTCTGGCCGCATTCGAAGCGCAGGCCTTCGCGCATGATCGCGATGGCCTTGGCCCACTTGTCGGCCGGGCGTTCGATGGCGAGCGGCGACATCGTGCCGTCCGCCATGATCCGGAAAAACGGGATAACCGCCATCAGACTTCCGCCGTCAGACGCTTCTTGCAGACCAGGATGATCGAATAGGTGTCGCCGGCGGTGTGCCCGACCGTCGTGAACTTGATGTCGCCGGTCTTGCCGGTCCCGGCGTTGTTGCGGATCTTGCCCGGCTCGATCTTGCGGAAATTGAATTTGCCGTGCTGATCGGGCGGCACCAGCCAGGCCACCACGTCGGCGGTCGCGCCGAACAGAATTTGCACCGACATGCCGGCGGTCGCGTAGATGATTTCGACCAGATCCAATTCGGCCGCCGCCGGCGATAGCGCCGACACGTCAACCTTGGTCACCGCCGCCTCGCCGGTGCCGTCCGAGACATTGGTGAACTTGGCGACGTAATCGCTCGCCGACTCGTAAAGTACCTGCGTCGTTACCGCGTCAGCCATGATGCCGGTCCTTTTGCGTGTTTAACGATGGCGCTTGAGCCGCGCGTAACCGAGGTTCGCCGTCGTTTGTTGTCCACGGTTGACGGTGCGCAGCAGCTCGCGCGCGATCGCCTTGTTGCCTTCCGACAGGCACATCGTCACCGCGTCGCCCTTGTCCGGCGAGCGGCCGATCAGCTTTTTAATCTCGTCCTTGTCCTGGATCAGAATGCCGCGCGTCGTCAGCGTCCAGTGATACGACGCCAAATCGGCGGCCAGCTCGGGATCCGGCGGCAGCGCGATCGCCGAGCCGCCTTCCTGCGTCGGGTCGAGTTCCTCGCGAAACTTCCAGATCGACTCGGCGCGCTTGTTGGCGAACCGCAGCTTGCCGTCGCGGGTGCGCGCCGTGCTCGCAACGACGCCGTTGAAGGCGACAACGACGATGCCGTTGTCCTTCATCGCGATGACGGCGTCGCCGCCCCAGCCGCCGCCCATGTCGACCACGACCGGGCAATTGTCGTAGCGCAGCCTGACCACTTCGCCGGCGGTGGTGCGTCCGGTCTTGTCGACCTCGCGCTTGGCGTCGAGCGGCCCGTACCAGCCGCCATAACGAAACGCGATCACGCGCTGGTCGCCGCCGCCCGGCGCGACGTCGACCGCCATCGCCGACATGGCGCAGTCTTTCGGCGGCGCCGGCGTCCAACGCTGCTGCGCCGCCTCGATCCAGGCGCTCGGAATGACCTGATAGTCGCCGTCCTTCAACCCGACGGTGAAGTCGCCGTCGCGGTAAACGCGCCGCAGCTCCTCCGGCAGGCCTTCGAGGTTCGACGCGTAATCGGTGCGCGCCAGATCCGGATTGTCCGACAAGCGCGACCGGATGAAGGTGCGCGAGCGCGCCCGCACCTGGCCGCGGCCGTCGAGCGCGTGCGGTCCCGGCCCGTCGACCTCGACCTCAGCGCCGTCGACGGTCAGATACCAGCGCAACTCGCCGTCTTTGGCCGGGTTGGGGTGCTTGGGATCGAGCCAAGCCGCCCAGCGTTTGACGATCCATTGACCCTCGGCCGTCGTCGGCCCATTGGTCGCGCCGACGATGCGGCAGCGCTGGCCGGGATCGGTCGAGCGGTTCCAGGTGTTGATGAAAACGTATTGCGACTCGAGGAAGTCGGCGAGCTCGTCGTAGCCGATGAAATCGCGCGCGCGGCCCTTGAAGCGTTGCTTGTCGCGTTCCTGCTCGCAGCCCCGCAGGTCGATCTGTTGCGGCACACCGTCCTGGCGCGTGCCTTTCCAGGTCGGCGGGTGCGAACGATAGCCCGCGTTCGTGCCGAGGATCTCGACCAGGCGGTCGCCGAGTTCGGCGGCGTCCTGGTTGATCCGGCGCAGAATGCGGCCGCGCTGATGCTCGTTGAGCGCCAAACCGACCAGCAGGTCGCTTTTGCCGCCGCCGGCCTCGCCGCCATAGAGCAGCTCGTCGGCCTCGCAGAAATAGGCCGCGGTCTGCGGCCCGACATTGGGCACCCAGCGCAAGCCGCCGGTGACCGCGAGCGCGTCCTTGGCAAGCTGCTCGCGCTCCGGCTCCGGCAGCGCCTGGACGCTGGCAAAGAGCTGATCGAGCGCGCTCAATCCCGTCAGGCGGTCGAACCGCCCTCCGTGGTCCCGGCGGCGGCGGCGGCCGCGAGCTTAGGCTTACGCGCGTCGATTTCGGCCTGCAGCCGTTCCAGGCTCCAGCGATGATCGACGTCGATCTCGTACAGCGCCGCCGCGTTCAGCAGCTCCTGCGGCAGCCGGTCGGCCGCCGGCAGCGAACCGCCGGGCTGGGCGTCGACGTCGCCATCGAGCGGATGCGGCGGTTCGGGCGCCGCCGACAATTTCAATGCCGTCTCGTCATCGCCGATGCCTGCGGCGAAAGCCGCGACACGGGCCGCGACGGGCAACGAAAAGGCCGGCGCCGCCTGCGGCGTTACCAAATCCTTGATCTCGTCCAGCCGCGCCGCCAGCTCAAGCAGCGCCTTGTGCGTCGCCGGCATCGTCTGTTCCGAATAGCCGGTATCGGTGCCGGCTTTGAGAATCGTCGCGACGGCCTCACTCGCAGTTGTCGACATAATGGCATCCTCCAAATACTAGGAACGCTTCGCTTTCGGTTTGGCGGCCTTGCCAGCCGCCGGCTCGGTGGCGCCGCCGGCGCGCCGCGCGCCGAGCTCGACCGCGAAGGCGATACGGCGCATCAGTTCGGTTTCCGTGACGTCGCCCGCTTGCTTGCCGTCGCGATCGGCGCCGCCGGCGGCAGCGGCATCGCCGCCGTCCTTGCCGCCCTTGAAACCGCCGAGCTGGCGGATGATGTCGACGAGCGGCCCGCGCTTGTCGTGGATCTCGAATTTGACGCGCTTGACCTCGCGCGCATCGTCGCCTTTGCCGTCGGTGTAGTGCTCGACGGTCACAGACCGCAGCGCCGCGGCGTCGACCGCGTCGAGCGAATGAACATCGCCGGTAAAGGCCAGGTCCTGCATTCGCTGCACATTGGCAAAGCCGAGCTTGGCCAACTCGGCCACGCAATCGACGATCTGCACCGTCGTACGCTCGGCCGCCTCGCTGTTGATCTCGCGAATTCGGGCGTCGACGTCGGGCCGGGCGCGCAACCGCGACGCGCTCGCCTCGGCCGCCTTGGGCGCGCACTTAAAGCCGGCCTCGAGATAGGCGTCGGCCTGCTTGCGGCCGCCGGCGAGGAGCTGCGCAAAGCGCTCGTGTCGGGTGCCCTTCAGCGGCGCCATAAGCCGCTCAGCAAGGCGTCGATAAGACCGGCGTCGTCATGATCGCGCAACAGCACCGCCAGCAGCAGCTCGGCCGCCAGCATGTCGGGATGCATCCGGCGCGCATTGGCAGCGCGCTCGAGCGCGGCATAGGTTTCGTCGCTGACCCAGGCATGCGCGACACAACAGCGCCGCGGCGTCGGCTCCGACGCGGCCGTCGTTGTCGTCGTCAATGCCGTCATAAAAACCCGCTCCCGGCTGAGTCCTCGAGCTCGGTCTCGCGCCGGTCGTAGGCCGCCAGCGTTTTCGGATCGACATGGCGCGTGATCTTCATCACCTTGAACGGATCCTTGCCGTCAGCGAGCGCCGACGTGACGAAGCCGGCGCGCAGCGAATGGCCGGAGAACAGCTTTTCATCGAGGCCGGCGGCCTTCGCCGTGCGCTTGACGATTCGCGCCACCGTTCGGTCGCTCAACGCGCCGACGCCGACGCGGCCGTGCCGGTCGACTTCGCGAAAGATCGCGCCGTCCACTATTTTAGCCGACGTCAACCAGGCATCGAGCGCGGCCAGCGGCTTGAGCTTGCGCCCCGCCGGCAGCGGCACGACCTGGCCCTTGCCTTCCTGATCGGTCTTCGATCGCCGGATATGCAGCAGCGCGCCGCCGGCGACGCGCTCGATGTCATCGACGTTCAGGGCGACCAGTTCGGAGCGGCGCAAGGCCGCGGCGAAGCCGATCAGCAAGAGAGCGCGGTCCCGCTGTCCCATCAGGTTGTTCGGAAGCGTCTCGAGCATGGTCGCGATCGCCGCGGCCGTCGCCGGCGCCTTGCGCAGCGCCTTGTTGCCGATCGTGCGGCGGATGCCGCGCATGACGGCGCGCACACCCTCGCTGTCGGTCGGCGATTCGTAGCCCGCCGCCTTGTGCGCGGCCGCGATCGCGGCGATCGCGCGCTGCAGCGTCGAGGCTTTCTTTCCGGCTTTTGCCAGCCAGGACAGATACTTAGCAACCGTTAGCGGTGCGGCCCGCAATCCGGCCGCCGCCGCGTCGCTGCAATCGGCACCACCGCTTTGCGCACACCACTCGGAAAACGCAGCAAAATCAGCATTATATGCACGTCGCGTCGCGGCGGATTTCTCGGCGGCGAGGAATTCTTGAACGGCGGCGAGCGGATCGACCAGCTCGCCCATCTTAGCGGATCACAGTCCTAGCAAGGTGCATCATGGTGCATCACCTTGCGGCATGTTGGTGCGCGCGTGCCCGCTCAGCGCGATCGCAATTCACGCCTAACTACGGCGCCGCCGAGCTGCGGCTTCACGATCTTGGCGCGCGGAATTCTGACGTCCGAGACTGACGCTTATCGGACACCAGAATGGCCGGGCCGCAGTGCAAACGGTCGATAGTTCGCCGGCGGCGGGCCCGCCTCGGCAAAGCCGGCAAGCGCGACCGACAGCGCGCGCGCGGCATCAGGCGTCAGGCTTATGTAGCCGCCCGTTTCGCCGTCGGCATCCGACAACGCCAGCATCACGGTCGGCTCGGCTATGCGATCGAAGCCGCGCGCCGCGACGAGCCCGTAGGCTTTGAAACCGCGCAGCAGGTTGGCGGTCATTACCGAACCGGCCGCTGCGGATCTGGCGACATCGTGCGGGCCTCTTTGTAGCTCGACGCGCGCGGCCATCTTTGGCTGCGGTTAAGACGATTGATGCGTCTATAGCCCTTCGGCGCGCCACCATGTCGCGTGTGGTTGAAGCGTATACCTATCGTTCCTGCAAGCGCGTTCGCAACCGCGCCAACGAATCCGCGTCGTCCGAACATACGATCTCCTGAGATTAGCGCTGCGAATACCGCGTGCGGCTTTCATCGGCCCGGCCGCGATCGGCGGCGAGCTCGTAGTCGGCAGGCCTGCGGCCGCTGCTCAGCCAGGTCGACAAGTGCCGCGTATCGGCCTTGGCCTGCGAGCGGTCGACCAGAAACGGATCCATGTCGCCGTTGCGGCCGATGCCGCGAATGCGGCCGATGCGCTCGGCCAAAGCATCGAGCTCGATTGCGATCTGCCGCGCGCTCATAGGCTGGCCACCCCGCAATTGACAGGCAACAAAAAGCCCGGCCGCCGTTTCCGGCGCCGGGCAAAAGTTCGACCTTCACATGCTCGTCAAGTCCCAGGCGCACGTCAACGCGCCTCGGCTGGCGTGGTTAACAATTTGCCATAGCGAAGAAATGGCACCTGGGCCTCGACCGCCATCCACTCTTGCGACGGATAGAGAAAAACAACGAAATCGCCGCGGCGACTGCGCTTCTCGCCGTCGGCCACCAACGCGTCGGCTGTCGTCTTCACCGCTATCGCCACGGCGCGCGCGGCAATTGCGGCGCGATCGCGATGTGATCTTCAAGCTTGCCGGCCAGGTCGCGGCCAAGCTGCTCGACCGACTCGCACCAGATCGTCCACTCGAGCCGCGCATAGGCCGCCTCGCGCGGCGCCGGAAACCACATCAGCGGGCAACGCGCGCCCTCGCCGTAATGCCGCGCCTTGCGCCCTTCGACCAGCTGACCGCCCTCGCCGACATACTGCACCACCGGCTTGCCGTTGCGCCCGACGATCGGTTCGGGCAGCGGCTCGTAATCCCAGCGCGGCCGCGTGCCCATGCGCGCGTGCAGCGCCACCAGGCCGACGGTGCCGATCACCAGCGCGCTCAAGGTTGGATCGTCGTCGGACAGAAGCCCGCCAAGCTCATCCATCAACAGCGGTTTCGATCCCGGCCAGTTGACGCCGACGTCCTCGAGCGCCAGCACCGCCGCTTCCACCACCAGCGCGTCCGGATGCGGCGCACCCAGCGCCAGCGGAAAGCCCGGCTCGTCCGACCAGTCATCGACCCGCGTGCCGAGATCGGCCAGCCGGAACATCGGCGACATGCCGGCGCTGCCGGTCCATCCGCCAAATTCCTTTTTCGGCAATTCGTCGCGAAACGCCCATTGCAACAGCTTCTCGGTGTCGACGCGCTTCTGCAGGCGATTGGACATGCGGCCGCCAATTCATGAGGGGATTGCAAGGGTGCGCGCGGCGATCAGATCCAGCGCCGGCAGATAGGCGCCAAGCCCGGTCGGCGCAAAAGCGACATCGGCGCCGACGACGATCGACCAGCCGTCGCGGCCGCCGCGTTGTCCCGGCGTCGCCAGCGTCGCATGGATCAGCTCGGGCGGTTCGTTGCCGCCGCGCGCGCGCAGCAGGCGCGCCGCCTGGTCGAAGGCGCGGTCGCGCGTCGGCGCTACGATCGACACCAGCGGCGCCTGCGCCATGTCGATCTCGCAGCCGTCAAGCGTCAGTGTGCGAAGACGGGGAATCGCCATGCGGGCGATCGCCCGCCGCAGCAGGAAGGTAAGGCGGTAAGATTGATCGAGGGTACGCATGACCAGATCCCCCACATGGAGGTGTAGCCCCGCAATTATTGCTGTTCTGTTAAGGGTTTAACGGGCGATTTAAACCTGAAATATCAGGTCTTGTCGGGCGCCGGCACAATCTCGACGTGTTCGCGCGGCGCCCAGAAGGTGTGAAAGTGGCCGGCCCGGCCAATGCGTACACAGATATCGCTGCCGTGGTCGAAATCGCCCCGCTCGGCGATCTCGGCATCGATCCGGCATCGCAGGCCGGGCCTCAGCTCGCCCGGCAGAGGAGGTTTGGTCGGCATCGTCCGGCCCTCCGATCGGCCGGATTATAACCTTCCGCTAAAAACAAAACCAGTTCAAAAACAGATAGATAAACTGGCTCGTTGAAGCATCGGTTAAGCCTGCCGGGCGCTAGAACAGCGCCGCCAGATCGGCGGCGTCGTCCTCGATCGACTTGGCGCTGGCCTCGAGCTCGGCCGTCAGCGCCTCCAGCGCCGGGAAAAAGCTGGTTTCGGCCACCGGCGCGATCGGCGCCAGCGGCTCGCCGCTGCCCGGCCGCCGGCCGTGCACGCTGGCCATCGCCGCCCGCAAGGTCGCGGCGGCCCGGTGCAGGCCGGTCAGCAGCGCCGCCTGCCGTTCGAGCAGGATCTGCGCCTCGCTTTTGTCGCGCGGCAGCTGCGCCCGGTTGCCGGCGAATTTTACCACCACCGGATCGGCCTTTCCGGCGCGATCGGCCTCCGTCGTCGAATGGTCAGCCATGGCTGCGTTTCCTTTCCTGTTCGGCCTGCGGATCGCCCGCGACACTTTCTGCGCCCTCGTTTGAGGCTTTCGTCGGCGCCGCCGACGGCGGTGGCTTGACCGCGGCCGGCCCGTGCAGCACCGGCGGCAGCGGCAGACTCGACCCGACGTCGCGCTTCACGATGTGGCGTTTGATCGCGTCGCCGATCGACACCTGGAAATGCGCGGCGGTGCGAGTCGCGCGGTCGGCGGCGGCGATGATCGCGACCATCGCCGGCGCGTCGTCGCGCAGATCGCGCCGCCAGCGTTCGATCAGCGTCGTCGCGCGCGTCGTCGGCACGCCCAGCCGCTCGGTCACCAGCCGCGCGCCTTCGGTTTTCAGCCAGGTCTCAGCGTCCAAGGTCTCGGCATCCAAGGCCTCGGCGTCTGTGGATAGCGCGCCGTTTGGCGCCGCTTTCTTGTCGGTTGCCGCTTCGGCCTCGCCCGCCGCACCGTCGCCGCTGTTATCCACATCCCCTGTTGCTGTTTTGATTTGATCTGGTCTGGCCGTGACCGACACGGCGACACGCGTGTCGATCCGTGTCTGTGGATAAGCGACTCCCTGGCGCTCGAACTCGTCGAGAATGTCGGCGACGCCGGCGCCGCGCGCCAACATCTTCTGCTTGATCTTCTGCCGCTTCCTCGATTTTCGCGAGCGCAGGAAACCGGTCGGGTCTTCCTCGTCCGGGTTTCGCTCCCAGAACGTCACGATCACGTCGTCTTCGATCCACATGACGTCGACGTCCTCGAGCGCGGCGAAGATGCGCGCCAGATCGTCGGCCGGACAGCGCCAGCTCGCCGCCAGCGCCTTGACGTTGAACCCCTCGACCGATCCGCGCGGCCGGTTGGTGCTGGCGTAGATTTCCAGCCGCCAGACGAAGGCCTCGACCCGCTCGCGGCTGCACCCCGCCATGTCGGCGACCAGGTTCCACAGATCGGACGTCGGCAGGTCGGCGTGCAGCCGCGACCACGCATAGCGCTTGAGCGAAGCCTTCTTGGTCGGCTTCGGCGGTTCGGGCGGCGCAGCCAGCGGCCCGTCAGGGTAATCGCCCCACTTCATGCCTCCACCGCCAGGTTGACCACCGGATCGAACTTGCCGGCTTCATAGCCCCAGGTGTCCCAGCCGGGACGCGATGTGCGTGAAAACAGCTCGAGACGGCGCTTGGCGTTGACGGCCAAACGCTCAAACCATTCGAAGCCCTCCTCCGGTTTGCGCGAATGCTCGCGCCGCACGCCCCGGAAAAAGTTCGGAATCGCCTTGGTCTTTGGCGCACCCTTGATCGCGATGAAATATGGCTCGCAGACCGAGCGCAGGCGATAGCCCGGGCCCATCGAAATCTCGTCATTAATGGTGGTTTTGAGCCACGCCCCGCCAGTCGAATAGCGCAAGCCCCATGCTTTCAGACACTCGCCCGGCCGCGACCGGCCGGCGTCGTGGCCGGCGTAATGCCGCATGATGTCGCCGCCATCGAGGACCATCGGCCAGGTCACCCACAGACGAACCACCGCGTCGGGCGCCAGCAGATCGGCCACCGGCAACGCCGCGATGTCATCAAAGCTCATGCGCCCGTAGATCGCCACGGAGCTTTTCTTTTCCCCTTTCGGCGATCGGTTATAGTTCGGCCACGGCGGATCGATGTCGACGCAGTCATAGACGCCGACATCGAGCGTCTGAAACGGCGGCCGCGCTTTGAAAAGTGTTGTTGTGTTCATTCACCAGTTTCCCCGATCGTTGCCGCCACGGCCCCCAAGGGCCAGCCGCGGTTTAAGGCGGACGGATCGCTGGCGTGCCACGCTGCGGCTTCCGCGTTCGGCGGTGCGCAGTGTCATCAGTGGCACCCCCGCGATCGATGAACACGACGGGCAGAACCACAGCGTTAGCCGCGCGTCCGGTGCCGACACCCTCGGTTGACTGTTTGGCCAGATCGACGCCGGCGTGACATTTGGCGCTTTTCGGAAACTGGATGATGCGCCGGCGAGCCATCACGGATACTCGTCGAGAAATCGCCGGGCGAGTGCCGCCACGTCGCCGGCGCCGTCGCCGCGTTCGGCGGCGCGCAGGATGTACGCCCCCGCCTGCCATCGGCTCGCCGTGCGAACGGCGCGCACCGTTTGGCCGCTGCAATAGACCGCCAGCGCAAACCACAGCGGCGCGAACGGCCAATCGGCGGCCCAGGTGAAGGCGGCGATCAGCGACGCGGTGCATGTCACCGCAAATGCAACAGCGGCGGACTCCCATTCCACCGCAAGTCGCTCGCACTCGGCCAGCAGCGGCGGCGCCTGGCGCGAGACCGCGTCGGACAGCGGCATCGCGCTGTCGAGCAATGGCGTCAGCCGCGCGTGCGTGCTGCCGGGCGCGGTCATTGCAACATCCCCAGCGCCAGCATGTAGGTTTCGAGCACCTGCTCCTGCTCGCGCCGCGTGTCGCTGTCGAGCTTGCGCAGCCGGATGACGGCGCGCAGCGCCTTGGCGTCGAAACCGTTGCCTTTCGCTTCGGCATAGACGTCGCGAATGTCGTCGGCCGTCGCCTTCTTTTCTTCCTCGAGCCGTTCGATGCGCTCGACGATGGCTTTAAGCTGGTCTTTGGCGAAGCGGTGACTCGCCTCTTCCCGGGCTGGCGCGGCCGTCATGGGCAAACACCGCCGCTGCAGGCCCGGATCAGCACCGCCGAGGTCGCGCCGACAAAAACCGCCAAGCCGGACGCCAGCACCACCAGCGCGTACACCACGCCAGGCCGGTCGAACAAAAAACCGTAAGGATTGTCGTTGCTTGCCATGGAACAGGCCTCGCGCGGTGAAGTGAAACGGAACGCACGCGACGCCACAAAACTTATCCACAGAGGCCGATAATCCTAGTCCCGGTCAGACCACGTTATCCACAGGCCCCGAACGCGACTCGACTCTTTGACCGCGCGATCGCGACAATTCGGCGCTCTGCGCAAGCATTCCATTAAGCAACTTCGACGAGTTCCCGATTGTTTAAAAAACCGAGGTTGGCTGTACAAATTTCACACCGTAGGATTGCCCCAACAACAAACATTGGGGGGATCCATGGCCGTCGTCTTGTCGTTCCCATCGAACCGTCACGCGCCGGCCCGCTCCAAACTCCGCGCCGCCAGCCGTGTGAAGGCATCGGACGACAAGCCCGCCGCCCGCGCGCGCTTGGTCGCCAGTACCGACGCCCACCAGGACGACGGGATGTTGTCGCGCTGCGCCCATTTTTTGACCCGCTCTGCCGTGCAGTCGTTGCCGACGTCCTTGGCCATGTCGGCGTATTTTGGCCAAAGCAACAGCACGGCCCTAAATGATTCGAGTTTAGCCATGACCGAATCATTAGGACGGCATGTCCCTTTATGCAAGGTTAGCCCGTCCCATGACTGTGGCCTGTTTGCGCCGGAGAATGCTCCGATGGCAAAAAGTCACACCAAAAGCGGATATCGGGCCGAGTTTCTTGCGCGCACCAAGGCGGCGCGGCGCTCGCGCGGCTTTACTCAAGTCCAGATGGCCGAAATTCTCGACATGGACCAAGGAAAATATAAGCAGTACGAAACGCGAACCTATCTCCCCCACGACTACGTGCCTCGGTTTTGTCTCGTCTGCGGGATCGACGCCACATGGCTTTTTACCGGCATCGGCCGCATGACGATTCCGCCGGACCTGCCGATCGAGCAGGCGCGCGCCAGATCGACACAACGCAAGCGAGGCCAAGCCGCGTTGCTTTAGGCGTTTGCACAAAGGGACGCAGTGTCCTTGACATCATAGGACGCAAGGTCCCTAATCCCCGGAGCAGATTCGTACCGCTCCCGGGAGACCGCCTTGGCTTACCAGCCGCTCTTCAGCTCTAAACAACGCGATTACCTGTGGTCGCGCGAATGCCTGGCGGCCTGGCGCGCCGGCCGCGGCCGGCTGCCGATCTGCAACATTTGCGACACGCCGGTGCAGATCGACGATCCCTGGGACGAAAGCCACGACCCGGCGCAGCCGCGCGTGTTCGGCGGCAAGTCGGTCGGCATCGCCCACCGCGGCTGCAACCACCGCCACGGCTACATGGTGGTCAAGCCGCAGGTCGATAAGTGCGACCGCGTCCGCGCCCGCCACCTCGGCCTGAAAGGCCCCGGCCTCGGCCGCTATCCGATGAAGGCCGGCCGGCGCTCGGCCGTCACCAAGACCATGAACCGCGGCGTCAAGCCGCGCCTGACGCTTGGCCAGCGCCTGGCGGCGCTGCAGGCGCGCCGTTTTTTCATCGAGCCGACCGACACGGAGACACGACCATGATCGCCTATTGCTACGCCTCGGGACTTATCGAGTTTGGAAACAAATTGCCCAACGGCGCGCTGCCGATCGCCAAAGGCCCAGCAAAAAAATTGCTCGACTTTATCGAGCCGGTCGCGCGCCACGGCTATAGCACCCGTGAGGTCGATGGTCGGCCGACCAAAATTCCAGGCAGCGATTGTCTGCTTGTACCCGGCGTGCCGGAAGCCCCCGACCAATTCACCGCCCTCAACGCACTGCAGACGTTCCAATCCTGGATCCGGCACCAAGCCCCCGAGGGCGTGACGGTCGGTGCCGACTAAGCCAACAGCCTACGACAACCCACGGAGTGAACCATGGCAAAAAGCCGCTTCAAAAATAAGTCTCCCATCGTCAAGCGCTCTGTCGTCATCAAGGGCCACAAGACCAGCGTCAGCCTCGAGGAGCCGTTCTGGCGGCACCTCGGCGTGATCGCCGAGCGGCGCGGCGTGCCGGTGTCGAACCTGGTCGCCACGATCGACGGCGAGCGCACCACCGGCAACCTGTCGTCGACCTTGCGCATAGTGGCGTTTTCCGACGTGCTCGGCCTGCCGGTGTCCCCGGCGTTGTCCCCGGCGCCAAAATCGGCCGCGTCAAATCCGGCTGTGCCAAATCCGGCTGTGTTATGACCAAGCCCGCGCCCAGCATCGCCCAGGCGATGGCTGCCGGCCTGGCGCTCGACGCGCGCGCCCGCGACGCCGGCTATCGCGACGGCGAACACGGCCTGCCCTTCAACGTGCCGGCAGGCTCCGATCCGCTGGCCTATGCCGCCGGCTATTCGCAAGGCCGGGCCGGCCGCCCCTGGGTGCGCGCCGGCGCTTCGATGGCGGCTTTGTCATGAGCGGCCCCAACGCCGCCCTCTCGCTTCCGCCCGGCGACCGCGACGATGCACCCGTTGTCGCAGCCAGCCAGCCCGGCGCGTGCGCCGCGGACGCCGGGCGGGAACCTCATGCCGCCGCCGGCCCGGATATCGACGAACTGTCGAGCCGCCTGCGGCTGGTCCTCGACGGCGCGCAGCTGGCGCTGGCCGAGCTGACGATGGCGCGCAAAGCCCCGCAGGACCGCGCGACCGCCAGAGCCGCCGCCTGGCGCCTGAACGAGGCGCTGATGGCCGACCCGCGCAGCCTCGCCACCCAGCTGCGCAAGGCCGTCGTCAACGCGGCGGACAACGCCGCCGAAGGAGCCTGACCATGCCAACCTGTGTCCAATGCGGTTGCGACGACGATCACGCCTGCATGACGGTCGAGGGCCCGTGCGCCTGGGCCTCGCTCAGCCCGCCGCTCTGCACCGCCTGCGCCGAGGGCCTGGCCGTTTACCGGCCGGGCGACGGCTCGGGCATGATCGAATGCGCCCACAGTTTTCTGTTCGCAACGCCGACCGAAGGTCATTGCGTCCATTGCGGCGCGCCGTTTTGCGAGGAGATCGCGGCATGACGGTCGCGACCACCCATTGGTTCGCCTGCGGCTGCGGACGTCATTTCGTCGAGCATCTGCCGCCGTCGGTCAAACCCAGGGACGCCCGCTGCCCGTCCTGCGGCGCGCGCGCCAAGCCGTTCTCGATCGCCGAAACCGCGCAGAAGATCGCCGACGTCGCGCGCAAGCCGAAGCGAACCGAGAAAGCAGCGGCACGATGACGATGCGCTTCAAATTGCCGCCAGGAGGAGACGTGCCGCCGACCGTCGCGGCGCGTCGGCTCGGCCTTACGCTGGCGAAATTTGAAGACGCACTGCCGGATCTGCAACAGCGCAATCCGCCGTTTCCCTCTGCCGATCCGACCACGGGCAATTTCGACCTGGACGCCATTGAGGAATGGCGCCGGGCCCGCTATCCACAGCTGTTCTTGACCGCACCGCAGACCGCGCGCGACGCTTCGAGCGTCGTGAGAGATAGGCTGCGGAGAATCGGCGGTGGGTAACGTGAAAATCCCCTACTACGTCACCCGCCAGCATGCCGGCCGCCCGAAATGGGGCTATTGGGCGCCCTGTCTCAAACGGCGCAATCCCAAGACCGGCAACATCGAACCGAGCCTGATGGCGCAGCTCAGCTTCAAGCTGGTTGACTGCGGCCAGGACGGCCCGCGCGCCTGGGCGATCGCGCAAAGCTGGAACGCGAAATGGCATGCCGCGCGCAAGGCGCACCGCGCCGGCGAGATCATCACCAAGCCGGGCGAAGCGGCGCGGGTCTATCCGTTGAACAGTCTCGGCGAGGCCTATCAGCGCATCCGCCGCACCGGCACGTTCAAGACCAAGGCGCCGGCGACGCAGGAAAGTTGGGCCCGCGGTTGGCGGCACATCGACCCGATTTTTGGCGACGTCGATCCCAGCACGATCGGCCTCGAGGATATGGACCTGTGGTACAGCGGCGACTCGGACAACGATATTGACGGGCTGCTTACCACCGTCGGCGTCAGCGAAGCCTATCACGCCATGAAGATCTGGCGCGCGCTGTGGAAGATGGCGGGCACGCTCAATCGTCCCGCCGGCGGAAAATATTGCGACTCGAACGCCGATCCGTCGCTCGGCATCCGTCGCAAGACGCCCAAGCCGCGTTCGGCCGTCTGGCGCGAAGGCGAAGCGGTGCGCCTGGTCAAGCGCGCCTGGCGCATGGAAAAATACGGCCTTGCCTGCATCATGGCCGTGGCCTGGGACAGCATGCTCTCGCCGGTCGACAATCGCATGTTGACCCCGGCGCAACTGCGGGGCGATGCCGAAGGGCCATTTTTTGAACTGGCGCGCGCCAAGACCGGCAAGGTCGCGATCGGCACGCTGTCCAAGCGGACGTTGCGGCTGATTAAAGCCTACCGCGAAATCGTGCCCTACGAGGTTTTCGATACCACGCCGATGTTCCGCACCGCCGGCGCGGCCCCCGGCCCCAAAGGCGGCCGGCGCTGGCTGCCGCAGGCCTACAGCAAGGACAAGCTCGGCCGCGACTTCCGTGACGTGGTGGCGGCGGAATTTCCCGGCGACACCCGCAAGCTCGCCGACTTCCGGCGCTCCGGCGCCAAGGAAGCCGAACTCGGCGGCGTGGAAACGTCCGTCCTCGGCCGCAAGATGGCCAACAACATCGACACCGACGCCAAGCTCCGTGAAACCTATCTGCCGGGCGGCCGCCAGGATGCGTCGATTATCCGGCTTGCCGACGCCGCTCGCGGGCGCGGCCGCAAAAAACTTCGCGGCGGCGGCGGAAGCGGCGCCGCCGGCTAGTTCCAGTGCGTGAACGGGACGCGGGCGCGGAGTCGAATCGCGATGCTTCCAAGAGTCGAAACGGCAAACGGGACAGAGAAAACTATGAACAATCGCAATAAGTTAATGGCGGGAGCGACGGGACTCGAACCCGCGACCTCTGCCGTGACAGGGCAGCGACCTCGGGGCAGTTCGTCAGTATTTTCTAGCAGCGATTCGACTCC